GCAGACATATCAGCGCTGTTGATGACACCGGTGAAACCGGCAGGTAGACCATAGCATTCCCAGTACGTCGGCCTCCAGGCAGACATATCAGCGCTGTTGAGGACACCGGTGAAACCGGCAGGTAGACTATAGCAATACCAGTACGTCGGTCTCCAGGCAGACATATCAGCGCTGTTGATGACACCGGTGAAACCGGCAGGTAGACTATAGCAATACCAGTACGTCGGTCTCCAGGCTGCCATGTCGGCGGAGTTGATCACGCCCTGCGGCGCATCAGAGCACCTAAAATAAGTCGTATTGACGCAAACTTTCAGCCAGACCGAATAAATCCGCAAAGCCACATGCCGAAAATCCATCCGGGTCACGGCCAGGGGCGAAACCCCTAAGAGGATGGTATAGGTCCCTGCCGCCGCATAGGTATGGCTGATCGTTGTCCCAGTGTTGGCCGGGACTACTGTGGTGCTGCCGTCGCCCCAATTAATCGTGGTGGGAGCCGTAGCGTTCCATTCTTGGATGACCACGGCTTGATTCGGGGCGGTGGTGACGGCGCCCAGGCGGGGAAAGTTGGCGCCCCGGTTAAAAATCCGATGTCTTAGCGCAGGTAGCATGGCTTAATACCTGTCAAACTTGCAGGTGATGGTTAGGTCATTGGTATGGGCAAAGGTCGGCGTCGTCACGGTCCGAACCATCAGATAAAGATTCGCAGAGCCGACGGCCTTGACCATAAGCACCGGAACCGCACTCAAAGCATTTGGGATTTGCGCCTGTGAGAAATTCGTCCGGGTAACCCAATCCGTAGCAGCGACCGGGATGGTGCCCAGCCATTTCAGGGCGTCGGCAGCGGTCAAAGTGGCCGCGTCATTGTCGTTATAGGTTCCAGCCAGGGTGCCCGAGAAGAAGTCCAAGTAGAGGGCGGCATTCTGCTTGGCCACGTCAATTAAAAGGAGGTCGGTCAAGTAGCCTTTGCCCCCGGAAATCCGCATGGCCCCGGTCAAGGTAATCAACCCGCCCACGATATCATTAGCGGAATATGGCCCCGCGGTGATAGTCGGGGTCACCTGGATGATCTCGGCATTGCCGCCGACCTCGCCGATGTGGGATTCGCCGGCCACCAGGGCGGGTAACGCAGCCAAAGTAGCGGCTATCCCTGGCAAACTCTCCTGTACCCAGCCCGCGGCGGTATAGATATACCAGTTGGTGGTATCCGTCTCGTAATAGGTGGCACCGTAGGGTGTACCATCGGTGGGTTTTGCTGCGGCATGTAACCCGGTGAAATGTTTGGGGCGACGATCAGATTTTACCTGTGCGATAGCCATGGTCTTATCTCCTTTTTTCTCATCATCTTGGATGAATTAAATTTTCATCCACTTGACTGAATCACTCTACCATGTATCTTTTTATCCTCTCTGACACCTCCGGTTGGAAATGTCCAGGGTAAATGTTATATTTTTTGCTTTTTGACACAATTTTAATTAAATAAAAAGGGTTAATTCAAAATCCCAAAACCTTATATGGGTTTTTCTTCTCTTTGGTCCTGGCGACTGGGTTGACGGGAGACCTCTTGCCTTTGTCCCCCTCCAGCTTCGCCAGCCTGTCGCTCAGGCTCTTCTCCAGGGCACCCTCTATCGCCCCCGGCTCGCCCATCGTAGGAGCCTCCTTGAGAATTCCCAGGCCCGTGGTATCAACCCTGGTGCCCTTCTCCGGGATGGTGAGTTCTCCAATCTGGTCTGCCAAATCGTTGAGGCCCATATCTTTCAGAAGGGCCACCAGCGGCTCCCGCAGCTTGACCAGGTTCTCGGGCTTCTCGGTCATCACCTTCTTTAGGATGTAGGGCTGCCATTGCTCTTTCTCATAGTCGCTGCCGGCCTCGAAGGCGCGCATCGCCCATTCCAGGGGCAGTTTGGTAAACCGGGTCAAGCCGGCGGGGATCTGAGACTCCTTGACGACCTCCTGGACCTGCTGGCGCGTGATTTTCCCGTCGGCGATGGACTCGGCGGCCAGGTCATCGAAGCCGGCCTGGTCCTCGTCCCGGGCCATTTTCATCAGGTCGGCCTTCAGTTTCTTTTTCTCCGCCGACTCCTTGGTGGTGGTGGTGGCCCTGGTCAGCTTATTGTATTCGTCGATGATGTTCTGCGCCGGCGTGTTGCTGTATTGCCGGGGGACCGGGGTGATGCCCACCACATTAAGGGCTTTGGACTGAGGAGTCTCAGCCTTCAACATGCCCTGGACCCCGAACGGCAAGAACGATTTACCCAGATACTCACCGGTCTGTTTTAGCTGTTCGCCACCGGTGGCCCAGGGGTCCCGGATCTGCTCCCCGAAGTAATCCTGATTCGACGCCAACGCTGAGAACATCCGGATGGGGAAGTTCGTCTTGTGCGCCACCATGTCGATGGGATGATTCAGACTGAGAATATCCCTCATGTAAGAGGGCATCCGCACCCGCTCCGGCTGGCCGTTGGGGAGAGTGCCACCGGTCTGCGGCATGAACACATCCTTCATATCCGTGGGCCAGTTGCCGGTGAGCAGCTTCATGGTGAGGGAGCCCGCCACCGCCGTCACCATGGTCATCCCCAGGTAGAATTCCATGGACACCCGGGCCTGCCGGGTCATGGGTTCGTAGCCGGGCCGGCGGCCCTGTACCATTTCAGCCCCGGCCTTTCCAGCCTGGCCGATCAGGTGGCCGATCCCCTTGGCACCCTCCAGCATCAGCGACCCAGACCCGATGTTCCACCCGGGAAACCCGATCCAGATCCGCAGGATGTCCCTCATGGACCGCTTCATCCCCAGGTTGTCATAGACCATCTGGCCGAAGATGTTATCGGCCTCCCGTGAGACATCTTGGGCGATCCGGGTTTCTTCATCACGGGAGGGGGCCCGGCCTTCCTTCTCCCGGAAGCGTTCCAGTTCCATGCTCAGGCGCCGGTCGATGGCGTTGAGTTTGATCCGGGGCACGAAGTAATTCATAATGGGCCAAGAAATTCCTCTAATCATCTTGCGCGGCAGGCTCAGTTTACTGTCCCGCAGAGCGTCTTCAAAGGCCTGGGTCATCTTCGAGAAGTCTGAGGCATTGATCCGAATTCCGCCCCGTTCCATCAGGTCCACCCGGGCGGAAAGCTCCGGGTGGGTCCCGGGCTTGCGGTATTCCTCCATCAGCTTTCCGCCTCCCAAAAGATTTCCCGGGGTGTTCAACGCCTTGCCCATCTCGACGAGGTGGTGGCCAGCCGCATCGAACCGGCCCGTCAGGGCGGCGCCGATGGCCCGTGAGAGGTTGCTGCCAACTCCCTGGGAGAGGTCAGAGAGGGTCGTGAAGAAGCCGTGGAAGGCGCTCAAGCCCACGAAGAGCTCGCGGAGGGCTGAGGTGGGGTTGTCGATGGCGTCGAAGATGGCGTTGCCCCTGAGCCCCTTAGAGAGAAAGTTATCCAGCACCCGGGCCACATCCGGATGAGCATAATAGCCCTGCAGGGACTTATCCCTCAACTCCACCCATCCGGGGAATTTTCGCTTTTGCAGGAAACCCGCCTCGATGTAATCGTTCTTGATATAGGTCCCGGTGAGATACCGGAGGGATTCGTGAACCTTGGCCTTCATCATGTCCACATAGTTGTCGTGGGCCAGTTCCAGGCCCAGGCCGCCCTCCGCCACAGGCTTGACGGATTGCGACAGCAGCAGTTGGGTTCTGGCTTTAAGCATCCCCTCCGGGCCGGTCATGCTGCGGCCGTGGCTTTTGAGAAATTGTTCAATGACGGCTTCGGCCTGCGCCGGGTCTTTGAACATCCGGGGAAACCAGTCTCGCCAGTAGGCGAACTCTCCACCTTTCGAGTCGGCGATCAGGAGGTGGAGCCCGTCAGCCAGTCGGCGCCAGGCCCCCGCTGCTTCCTGTAACTCGGGGCTCACCTGCCCCAACTGCCCCATTTCTGCCTTGTCGGTGAAGGCCATAAGGTCTTCCTGGCTCATGTTCCGGAAAAGTTTGTCGTACTTCCCCAGGACCGTGACGGCCTTCTCCATCTCCCTGGCGGCCCAGCCCAAATGCCTGACCACGCTGGTATGCGCCAGGTCGGAGAGTTCGGAGACCTTCCGGATGGACATATTCTCGTTCCAATTCCTGCGGATGGCACCCAGCTTTCCCGGGACCTCCTTGGAAACAGTCAGGTTCGGTGGGGGCTCCAGGGCTCCCTCCGGGGGTAACAGGGGGTTGCGGCCCACGGCCTCGGTCCCGGCCGGCTGCTGCAGGGGACGCTTCGGGTCGTAAAACCTCTCATAGATTTCCTGCTTCGAAAGGAATCGCTTTTTGCCCTTCTCGTCGATGATCTGATTCCCGGCGCGGTTGGTGAACCGCTCACCCTGGTAGAGGGGGATTTCCCGGCTGCCCGGCATGATGTAACGCTGGTACAGGGCCTCGTTGTCCTTGTCCATCTCACCCTTAAATTGTTTGAAAGAAGGGGTCTCGCCCCGTTCGATCCAACTTTGGCGGGTTTCGGCTTCATCCTCCACCTTCAATTTACGGGGTGCGATGGCCGCCGGCAGCTTGCGCTCCACCGGCTCCCGGCCGAAGAGTTTCCCACTCCGGGCCGCGGCGAAGACATCTTCGCCGGAGACCTTGCCGGTGATGGCCTTGACGATCCGCTGGAAGAAATCAAGGATCTTTTGGAAGACGGTATTGGGGGCTTCCTTGGGTTTCCAGTTGGCGTAGGCTTCCGCCCGGACCTCCTCGTTGTCGCCAAAGTCCCGGGCCAAGGCCGCCCGTTCCTTGTCGTTAAGCAGCCAATGTTCAATGTTGTGCCAGGATTCGTGATCGAAGGTCCGCAGCCCCTCCCCCCGGGCCAGTTCGATGACGCTGCCAAGGCCAATAGGCCGGAAGGCCCCAGCGATTTTCTCGCCTGGGCGTAACTCCGTTCTCCCTATGGCCGCATAATCAGGGCCAAGGTCCTTGGTATCGCCGGTTAAGAACAGAGAGCCTTCTTTACTCTCGAAAATGAAGGCCATTTGGTCATTTTTGAATTTAATCGTCCAGCCGCGGTTGTATTTCCCCGTGCTCTCAGAGGCGATTTCGCTGACCGTGCCGTTCTCACCCAAGCGGGATTTGATCTGGCCTGTGGTCAGGGCCCGGGCAATCTGTCCCTCCGGCGTGGCCTTGAACATCGGTTGCCCGTTGTAGAGCACCGAGTCCCGCATGGAGTCGGGGATGTCAAAGTGGGCAAGGGATTCAGCCTTGTTTTTTTCGGTCCTTGGAAACCCTTGCTCATCTATAAACTTTTCTGGAAAGGTCTCAACATCCTTCTTCCCAACCTCCGCCCCCCACTGTTTCACATACTTCTTCAGGTAGGACGGGATGGTCTTGTCGTAGAGGTTGTTGGCCCACTCGCCGCCGACTTGGAGGTCGAGGTTAGAGAGACGGTTCCAAATCTTGGGTTTCTCATTGTTACCAGCAAAATTCTCAGGCTTGCCCTGTCCTTCAATTATCTTGGCGGCAACATCCTTGCCGATGTGGTTCTCAAGTTCTTTCTCAGGGATAGCCTCACCAATTAAATTTCCCCGGCCATCTTTCTGGTAACTGAGTTTATATGTGCCGTCAGGGTTTTTCTGATAATCCAAACCATCAATTTTCTTTGAAAGATCATACCGCTGCTTAACCATATCCCCATTAACGACCATCACCCCGTCGTAGCCGTTCTCGGCGGCGTACCGGATGGCCTGTTTCAGCGCGACCTCGTGCCAGCTCTTGGCGAAGGGGAGAGGGGGCGGTCCATTTTGGGCATTGGCGATATTTTTATCGTTTAATTCTCGATATTCCTGACGTTCTGCTTCGGTAAATTCACCTGTAGCAATTTTTTCAGAAAGCCTTTTCCATCTATAAAATTCTTCGTTTGTAAATTCAACCTTATACCCCTTACTCCTCCCCTCCCTGGCCCAATCGCTCTGTGTCTCCGTGACCACCAGGAACTTCTTCCCGGTCTTGGGGTCAACGTAGTCGGCCAGGAAGACGTGGGCGAAGCGATTTACGTCCGCGGCGGTGTCGCCGTAGGCGTGGGCGGAGGGAACACGGTAAAGACCTTCCGGTTGATTCCCTGGAATAGCCCCACGTTCAAAATAATCTTGTGCCCTCTGCCTTGCTTCGGCCTCAGAATGACCAGCGGCAAATCCGACCCCTTCTGCATTGACGGCCAAAAACCATTCACCATCTCGAATGATTTTAAAATCAGGATGAGGGATATTAGCTGGCAGCGTCAGCAGCATCTCCCGCCGGTTGGTGAAGGACTCCGGCAGGTCGGTTAGGTAGGACTGGAATTGGGTGGCACCAGGGAATGGACCTTCCCCAGCAGGACTTTCATTCTCAGTTAAGAAATTACGCTTCTCCACCACCTTAACCCGGACCTCACCCTCCTTCAGCTTGTCCAGGATTTGTTGCTTCGTCACCGTCCCCTTCTGTTCCCGGAGCCAGGGGATGATACCGGACACCTTGAGTTCGTCAGCCTTGAACTGCCCCTTGGCACCCCAGCCCTCGATGAGTTTAGCCAGGTCTGCCCCGGTGCCCTTACCAGGGAGTTTTATTTCCAGGTGGTTCTGCATCTGGGAGAAGAAGACAGGGCCGTACCGGCGGGCTTCCTCGACGGAATACCTCTTACCATCGGCCGGCAACGGAATGTCGAATAGCCCCCCACCGCCCCCGCCAAAGAGGCCCTGCTGCCTTCCGGGAGTCGCCGCACCGCCGAGTTTCTGTTGCTCTGCTTCAGACAGGCCAGAGCGCACCATCCGGTGGAACATCTCCGGATCGGCCACCATGTTGGCGACTTGATCGTTTTCGGCTTTGGGGAAGGAACGGAGGACCTGTGAGGCTTTATCCCGGTCGATGTCGGGATACTCGCCCTGAAGTTCGGTGAGGCGGGTTTCTAACTTTGAGGTTGGCCTTTCCTGGGCGCTAAGGCCAGGGGCAGCCTCTTTGACGGAGTATTTGGTAGTGGACCCTCCGGGGCCGGTTGGTAATTCTCCAGGGGCGGCAGGTGCGGGTACTTTTCCGCGTACTTTTGCTCCAGCAACTTGGCCAAGTCCGGCGGCGTCGCGGTCGGATTCGAGGGCTTGAGGGAGTCTGGCATAAAATTCTTCCTTGACCTGAGTTTTGTTACCGCTCTCTTGTAATTTAGCGGCAAACTCTTTAAAAAGCAAGTTGGTTTTGGAGCCTGGCACAAAGGCGGCCTTGTCCAAAACAGCTAACCCAATGGCTGCGTCGTTGGAAATCTTCTCGTTGATCTTGGGTTTTATCTTGTTGCCAGCCTCAATTAACTTCTGCGCTTTGGCGCTGACAGTCTTAAATAGATTCTTTTCATTGGCCAGTTTCTTTGCTGCATAAGTCATCAGATCAGAATTTTCACTGACCAAGTTGGCCTTGGCAAAATCCTCGAACTCTTCCCCTAAAATCGGTTGCCTGGTAGGCACCACCTTCGAGAACTCAGCAAACCGAATATCGTTCTTCAACTTCTCATCGGAAATAGAGATATTTCCGTTCTTATCCGTGTGCTTCTTCTGGATTAATCTATAAATGGCCTCCTGGGCATCCGGGTTACCAGGGAGTTGTTCGCCGATGATGGCACCCTTTGGAGCGGGGAAGTCACCCTTAGCAACCGCGGTAAAAATGGGCTCAGAGAGGTTGGCCAACCCGGTGGCAATCAGGGTATGCTCGGAATTAAGATCAATGCCATTTTGGCTTAGGTCTTCAATCGTGAGACCAAAATCCCGGATAGCCTTGGCCGAATCCACCACGGTCCCGGTCCGCTGGCGGATGTTGGTCAGGGCCGCGGTGGCACGGGCCTCTTCCACGGTGAAGACATTGCCATCGTAAATCCGTACCCCGTAGCCACTGACACCCACCCGGTCCCCGGCGGTTATCCGGGAATGGCCATCCATCAACTCCACATGGCCATCGGGATAGCGGTACAGGGATGTCTCTCTGGCCGCCTGAGCATCCCATTGGGATTTGTTCTTGACGTGGGCCAGGGCTTGGCCGGCCCCGGTTTCGGCCATCTTGTGCTGCCAAACATCGGGGTTAAGCTGGATCTGATCACGAGGGAAGTTGTCATGGTAGGAGACGCCGGAGGTCTCCGGTGCCACCCTCTCCCCGGAGACCATCCGTTCGCTGTCAGTCCTCAGACCTTCCGGGGCCCTCTGATTGGAACCGAACTTCTGAGTAAACTCTTCCGGGGTCCTGGGAGCTATCGCCTGGGGGAGTTTGCTTCTCTTCCCCTTCGCCTCAACCGGGGCGGGGATGGCCTCCTCCAATGCCCCAGGCACCGCTGGCGGGGCGATCTCCTCCGGGGCCGTGGTCTTTATTACCCCGTACTTCTCCGCCAAGTCGGGATACGCCTCGAAGTGGCCTAACTCTGAAGATTGTTCGTGAGTTAATCGTCCAGTAGAAAGATAACGGTCAACTTCCGCTTTGTGGGTTTTTGTAGCTATTTCAATTTCTCTCTCTGATTTTGCATTTTTATATTTAAGGTACTCAGACAAAGATTTTTCATAAGTTGACTTGGGTATTTCGGAGGTCTTTATTGACACTCCGGGAATAATGACCCCACCAGCTTCTTCGGCAGGCCGGGCCAAGTTCTCCGCCTCGGCTCCAGACGACCCCATGGGTGCCATCGGGCCTGTAGGCTCCGGAACGGCTGCCTTGGGTTTTGCTTCACCCGCCGGCGTCGGCGAGATACCCACCGTCCCCCCACCGCCAGCCCGGGCCGGTGCGCTGGAAGGAGGTTCTTCAGGAGGCGGGGCCTTGGCCTTGGTCGGCTCCGGAGCGGCGGTGCCCGGCAAGGAGGTGGAACCGGGAGGGGGAGCCGCCGCCCCAGGCGCCGGTGTCTCTGTGGCAACACCCCGTCCCATGGGCTGATCTATAATTCCAGCCGGGGCCGGGGTTACCTCTTTCTGCTGCTCCGTGGCCAGGGAAGACATCTCCGGGAATTCTTTCAGGGCCGTGTCAGCGTCGCCCTTCTGGTAGAGATCATAGAACCGCTCGGCCCGGGCTTGGTCGCCGATCTGGGGCACCAGGGCCCGAACTGCATCAGCTTGGTTCGCTTGACCTTCGATAGTCTCCCCCAACTTCCCGCCGAAGATGGCCTCTTTCTTGGCTTCAGGGGTGAGGGTGGTCACCTCTGGGGTTTTACCAAAGGCAGATTCCCCGGTCTGGTCCACCCCATATTTCTGAGCGATAGTCTGGAGATCCTGTTGAACCTTTTCAGCCACCGCGGGGTCAGGAGCCGGAGCGTTCGGGTCTTCCTTGACCTTGCCCTGAAAGACATCCATCACCTCTTTAAATTCGTCATCACTGAGGTTGTAGTCCTTCTTAAATTTATCCACCCAGCGGCGCATCAATTCCTGTTGCGGTTGCCCCCGGGTGCCGAACATGTGGGTGCCGTAGCCTACCCCAAACTGCACGGCCAGGGAAACCGGGTCACGGTCTCCGCCGATGGCGCTGGCTCCCATCATAGCGGTTCCGGTTGCCAAGCCTTCCAGTTGCCGCACCAGGTAAGGATTAGAGACTACCTTAGCGAAGGGCAAGGATTGGGCGACAGTGAACAGGACCGCCGAAGGGATCGACCCCTTAGCCGCCTCCAGCATCGCCGCCGGATCATGTCCTTGCGCCGTGGTCTTGGCCGAATCCACCAAGCCAAAAGTCATAAGGTTGGTAGCAAATTTCTGTAAAAAGGTCGAGGCCCCGCCACCGCCGCCAGCCATCATCATCGGGGCGAATCCGGCCAAGCCGCCAATAATCTTCCCCGGCATGGTGACATATTCATCACCTTCCCCGGACATCGGCAAACCAAGTTGCGAACCCTTCAGGAAGGCGCTCCCGGCCTCCTTGACCTTATCGGAAATACCCCACCACGACTGCGGCCCGCTGGTGACATCACCGTGTTTGATGAGGCGTTCCGGAATGGACAGAAGATTTTCCAAGCCTTGGACTACAGTTTCCACGCTCCCCACAATAGGTTCAAAGAAGCCACGAGTGACCTCCGGGATGTTCTTGGCAACCCTCTCGGCTGTGGTTTCTGGTCCTACAGGAACGCCCGGAACCGGAGCAGTGGCCCCCGGTAACACACCTTGGGGCTGTTCGGGAGGAGTCACTTGGGCGGGCGAAGCCGCTGGTTCTTCCTGTCTCCCGCCGAAGTCAGGAATGGCTTCCGCTGGACTCGGCGACATGGCCGGCTGGCGAGGCGCGATGGCCGGGGGCAGATAGCCGCCCATAGGCCCAGGGACCTTCTCGGGCGGCTTCGGTGCTTCCTCAACCGGCGCGGCCGCTGCAGGCGCAGGCGCGGGCTTGGCCGACAGTATGCCCTCAAACTTTTTCACCAAATCAACAGGGGGAGCGGCCTCACCAGGAGGCGGGGTGCCACCGGGTTGCGGGGCCTCCTGCTGTTTAAGGATACCCTCAAATTTGGCGATTAAGGGGTTATCATTCTGCTGTAAGTCGGCCATCTTTTAGGCTCTTAGAAACCTGGGGTTTCGTATCGTTGGTCAGGAGACGGTGCTGCTGCCCGAGAACTCTGCTGCAACTGCGGGGCAAACTTCAATATGACTTGCCGATAATGCTCTGGACTCTGCTGCTTCAGATCGCTGAGTTCCTGGGCATTGAAACCGAGTTTATGTGCATCCAAAGCCGCTTGGTTGAACAGCGGCTCAAACTGCCGTACCTGAATATTTTCGTGGTAGCGATTCTTCCCCTCCCCCGGATGGTCCTGTTCCCAAGCTCTGGCATCGGCGTAATCGGCGTGAGCCGCTTCATTTTCTTTGGGAACCGACCCCCCAAACATGGACTTATAGTATTTATCGAAGTTGACACCCGCCGCTGAGCGGGCCTGGGCCGCATTTTCTCTCTTTAACCCTGCAAGTTTTTCATCCTCAACAAGGCCCTGTTTCCGCCATAATTCTCCATGGCTGGGCGGTTCCTTGGTGGCCTGAATTTCCGCGAGCGTCTGCCCCGGAGCCCGGTAGCCGCCAAATTTTCCCTCCACCGCTTCCCGTGCCCCGGGCTGGGCCTCCACCGGCAAGTTCTCGATGGCCACCAGGTTCTTTCCCTTCTCGAACCGGTTCGAGGCCTGGCCAGCCTGCAATGGGGTAGCAAACTCCTGCAACTGCGGCCCCCCGGTGTCGGTGGCGAAGGTCTGCCTGGTGCCCCGGATGACCCCTATGGGCGCAGGCGCGCCGGCCCCGGCATTGTAGGCGGTGGGTTCGAGGCCCCCGACCAGGTTGGCGCCCTTGACGCTGCCAGTACCTTCTCCGCCAGCCGGGACCCCCCCGGGCCACCCGCCTGTTGGCCGGTAATGGGTCAGGGTGCCAGAGCCCTTGATAGCAGGATCGGCACCGGCCCTTAACGACTGATCCTCATGCGCCCCGGCGATAAGGGCCTGTCCGCGTATCTGAGCGGCAGCGTGTTCCCTGGCCGCCGCCACTTGACCCGCAGCAGCAGCTTCCGCTTGGGTAGGGTTGCCGAAGGCGGCTCCCTTAATATCGGTCGTTCCACGAGTGTCGTACCACGCCATGGCTTAATCCTCCTTCTCAGTGTCGATCCCAAAAAACATCAGGGGGACGATCACCCACTTGTCCTTATCAAAGGCCTTTTCCTCTGACCCTTTTGTATCGTCATCTTTCCAGGTCTCAGTTTTTTTGTCCGATTCTATGTCTTTTAATACCGCAACCCTATCGTCCACGCGGTATTCAGCAAAGTCAGAGGGCCGGACATCCTTGATCTCGTTTTTTCGCCACTGCACCGTGTAGGTGGGATAAGGCCGATCATCCGTGGGGTCCTGTATCTCCTTAATCACCGCCCCGGACAGGTAAACGGTATCCGCCCAATTTCCACTAAAGAGGAGGGGAGAACTTTCCTGATCCCACCAGGGTTTGTCCGGCATCAGGCGGACCCCCAAGGCTACGAATTCGCCAGGATAAGGGAATTTGGCCGGGTTGCCATTTATTTTCTCCGGGAAAGGGACCCGTACCCACCACTTCAACCCTCCGGGTTCTGGTTCCCCTTTAAGCCCGTCAATCCAGCACATGGCATATTGGGTGTCCAGGTACATATAAGTTAGCAGGGTGCGAACATCCTCGTACCCTTCAAAAAAACTATCCGGCATTGGTGAGGTGGGCTGGCCCTTGCCATCCTGGACCGGCAATTTCCCCGCTTTGTAGGCCGCCCGAGCGGAGATTTCCCCCACCAGCACCATCATTTCCGTGCACTCCATAGGGAAGCCGCAAAGAAAATCTGCGAACCCCATCACCCCCTCGCCCCCGGTGCCCTTATCTGAAAATTGAGATTCCTCGCCATATTTCTTAATTTCAAACCGTCCCAGGAAAAGAACCCGATCCTTATCAATATTAATAGGATAGATTTTAAAACGGTCGAAGAATTTATCCAGAGAATCCCCGGCCTGTGTTAAAAGGTCATCCATTTGCGGCTCTTTTCTGAAAAGCCAATAAGTAGCTTCGGGCCAAACTTCTCCAAACGAAGTATCGAAGCCATTTTCAGGGCTGGAACTTAAAAGGCCTAAATTATCATCTGCCATCTGTCTTAACCCTCCTTCTGAATCCACATATGATCCCAAGCCGTGTGAATCTGAAACTTATGTTGACTACCGTAAACCGCCGCCTGGGCCGCATTGACCAGGATTGCCATGGCGGCCCGCGCAGCCGCCATGGAGACCCTGTTGGCGCTCTCGGCGGCAGATACGGCCACACGGCCATCTGCTTCCGATAACAAAAGTCCTGCTTCCACTCCGGTCGCGGCAGTAGCCGCTGCCTTTTCTGCCGCTGCCACCGCCACGGTGCTCGTCGCCTCATCCACTACCACCTGGGCCCCTATCACCTCAGCACTTGCCAACGCCGCAATGGCCCCCACGATTATTGACTGGTCCGCAGCCCTGATGCCTTCTGTGGCGGCTCGCTGCTCCCATAATGCCAACATATCAGCCAAGTGTTGACCAATAATACCGAAGGCCTGGTCAATCCCGGCACTTTCCACCGCCAGAGTGATGGCCGATATTTGCTTGGTGACGGCCTCAGCAAAGAGCATGACCACATCAGCCTGTAGTTCAAGGCTCTCTGCCTGGGTCATGGCTATTTGCACCTGCGCTTCAACGACCTTCACAGCCGCTTCTTCTGCCCCGATGTTAGCCATTAAGGCCCGCACTCCGGCCTTGGCCACTTCCAGTTTTTCCTTGGCGAGGTCGGCCTGGACCATGGCCTTCTGAATACCTTCGATTTCGATCTTGACCCCGATTTCCTGGACGCGTACCGCCTCTTTTTCCACCCCTAATTGATGTTTGGCGGCTTCGGCGACCAGTTGGGACACTTCCGCCTGGCCGGCGAATTCCCGCGCCGCCATGAGCAGACCCCGAACCTGGGCGTCATAGACCCGGGCGGCAAAGAGAACATTATCCGCCCCGATCTTTAGGGCAATTCGTGTCCGCTCCGTTGCCGCTTTCTCCGTAGCCAACAAATTACTCTGATCTACTTCAGCCTGGGATTGGACCACGCTTTGGTCACGTTCGTATTCCTTGACCTCAAAGACCTCATCAGTCATGGCCAGATACGATTCCACCTCAGTCCGGTATAAATCATTGAATAGAGACTCATCTTCGGCCAGGGGTGTTCCGACCAACAAGCCGACCCAAATGGTGCCGTTACGGCTCCTGGTACGCTGCTGTAATTCGCTTTTGCTGTTAGGGTCTGTGGAAATCATAGCCACCTACTTCGCAATATATTTGTACGTCATAGAATCCACTTCAGTAAAGATGTTCTGCACGCCGCTGGCATTAACCCTACCCTTTTCGGAGACACCTACTGAATTGATACTGGCCAGAAGCGGCCCAAGTTCCGACGCGATGATGCCGGCCTGACCACCGCTTTGCTTCAAACTTGCCGCTACTCGATTCAGGGTGTGATCTAATTCAGCCTGCCACCGAATACCGACTCGGGTAATCTCGGCCCCTTGGCGAATGCCGATAGCCGACTCCCGGGCGGCGGTTTGGGCAAGTTGTACGGTTGTCCGGCTGGCCGTCCGGGACAACTCCACCGCATCTGAAGCCCGAACCACGGCATCCTTGGCTATCTCATAGCTCAATTCCGCCCTTTTAATGGCACTTTCAGCATTTGCCTCAGCCAGTTTTAAAACGTTTTTCTGGGACCCCAGGTTCTCGATTGCCTTTCTGTTTTCTGCATCCGTGGTTATAGCAGCGGCCAATTCTGTTTTGGCGGCAGCCTTTTCCCCATAGATTGGAATCATACTTTGTTTAATTGCGGCAACTTCCGCTTCCGCGGTGACCACCTGTTCCAGAGCGGCGGCCCGGGCAGTTTCAGCCGACAATACCAGATTCTCAGCCGCTATCACCTCGTAGATTGCAGCAATAATGTCCAGTCGCGCCTCGGCAGTAGCCAACTGAGCGGCTAACAAATTCGTTTCAGCCCCCAAGGTGGACCGCTCGGCAGCGATCAGGGCTATTTGGCTATCTGTCACCTGCTGCTGCGCTGTTGCCTTAGCCGTGATGATGGCGCCTTGGCGCCCTTCAATCTCAGCCTGGAGCCGTTCCACATCAGCCCGCTGACCCTCCTTCAAGACCTCTTCCTCGGTCTGTTCGATGCTTACCTGATTCAAAATTTGCTCACGGTAGAGTTCCATCGCCAGCTTGGCGACCGCCACCGCTAACTTCAACTGAAATTCGGTCAACTCGAAACCCCGGCCCCGCTCTTCATCATAGAGCTTCCCATTGGCCTCAACCAAGGCCTTCTTGGTCTTGGCACCCACCACCAGGAGTTGCGACAGACCTTCGCCGGTGACCGCGGGGAAGCCCCGGGCGGCAGAGTCATCCAGAATCGTGTCCCGGGCCTCCAGATATTTATCCATCTCTTGGTTGGTGGCCAGGGCCCAACGGGCGCTTTCATGGCGATCATATTCCATGATTTACCTCTTGTTCAAAGGCAAGACCGCTATTTCAAGATGTGACAACTGCTCGAAATCCACGATATCCAGAGTGAATAGCTGGGATTCCAAATCCCGACTGACCACGACCCGGCCCCCGTTATCCTCCGGTATAAAGGTCCCTTCACCAGTATCCGCCTTGACCCGGACCTGGGCGCTGTCCCCGCACCTTCCCAGGTGAACACTCCGGAGCCTCTTGTGCTTTTCGCTGGCAAAATTGGTGACCAGTCTGACCCCTGGGTGGATCGACTGGCCATCATCATCAGGTCCGCCCAGGAGATAGATGCCATCCGGACCAGCAGCATATTCCCGGCCGCGGTAGCGGGCATAAGAGTTGAAGTTGAACCCGGAGTAAACGGAGGCGCCGAACTTATTCCCGGTAAGCACCCATGTTTCATAGGTCTCGACAGCTTCGGCCAGGGACCCGACGATCACCCCGCCCTGGGCGATGACCGCAAAAATCGCCGGAGTGATGCAGGCGAACCCGCCGGCCCCGGAAATTTGTACCTGCACTCCGGAGGTGGTGACCGCAAAGACCTCCGGTTGATCGAGAGCCACCACCGCATCGCCGGAGATGACAACCCCGCCGCTGGCGATGACCGCGCTGACCAAGGTGGCCGGGTCGATGAAACCAGCCACCTGGAGCCGGTAATACCCCACCTCCACGCCGCCGGAGGCGACTACAGCGTAAATTGTGGGGGAGATAGGTTGTACGAACTGCGGAGCGCCACTCCCGCCAACCTGGACGCCGCCAGAGGCGATGAAAGCGGTGACCGTGGGTGCGGTAACGTCAACGAACCTGGCGACACCCTGGCCACCAAGCTCCACTCCGCCCTGGGCGATGACCGCATAGACCACCGCCTCTATGAGAGCCGTTACTCCGGCCCCGCCGACCTCAACTCCGCCAGTGGCGACAATGGGGGCTGAAACTATAAAACTTACATCTCCGGCCCCTGAGACTTCTGCACCACCGGAACCGACGATCACCGCCGTAGTCCATGCAGGCGGCTGGATAACAATCCCTACGGTCCCGATAACCCCGGCTCCGGAAACCGCCACCCCGCCAGAACCGACAATTTGAACGACAGTCCAGATGGTCGGCGGTATGGCCGCACCTGTAAAAAAGACCGTCCCGGCCCCGTCAATCTGCACCCCGCCCGAGCCCACGACAGCAAAATCAAGGATTAGAACTTCAACTTGGGCCAGAAGTTGGGTAACCTTGATCAGGGGGGGGCTATCAGTCTCCACCTGGGAGAGGGCTTGCGTCACCTTGATCCGCGGTGTCGTGTCCGTCTCTACCTGGCTGAGAACCTGATTGACCTTGATTCGATTCGTCATGGCGTCCCTTTAAGCCGCAGACTTCATGCCGATTTCCAGAGCATTAATTTCCGTGTCCAACCACACGCTGGAATCCAAGGGATTTTTTTCCCACAACTTATAAACGCTCTTGGCCGTGGTAGTGGGCACCGCATTATTGCCCCCAACGTAATCCACTCCACCACTGCGAATGGCCAGCTTCAGGTTCAAGGGCGTCGGTGCCCCCTCCTGGATACACTGCGCCTGGACCTGGAGGCTTTTCACATTGGCGATCACCCCGGCCAAATCGCTGGCCAGATATGTGTCCAGAAGATCATCCGTATTGGTAGCCACGAAATCGGCGGCGCTGGCCGGCCTCTCATCCACGCAGGTGTAATTGTTTCCCGTGGAGGGGGTGAATTGCGTAGTATTCCCGATGGCGTTAGGAACGATGGCCTGGACCGAAGTATTGCCGATCCAGTTGGCATCATCGACGACCACATCGTCGTATAAAGCCGCACCAACGCCGCTTGCAAGTCCTAACCGAATGTTATCAATTTGTACCGACGAAGCAGTGGTATTTCCGGTAAAGTTTATAACGTAACTACCATTGACCTTTACCTGGAAGTATCCTGCCGAAGCATGAGGTTTATATCTAACCTCGATTAGATATACAACATTCATGGTTAATGCGGTAAGTGCAGATGCCAACAAAGTGCCAGTTGTATCTCCTGCATACGCTTTTAGTATTGCGGTGGTGAGGGCTAACTGAAGGCATCCCAACACAGTAGTCCCATTTTTAAAAAAAATTACCACCGCTCCTGCTGTGCTTGGTTTGAATTTAAAAGCGCAATAATACTCATCGGCAGCAGGTAAGTTTTTATCTATACTGGCCGTAGTGCCTTGGCTAAGACAATAGGAACCAGACATGCCAGCAGGAGCCGCAATCACCGTTGGAGTTCCTACCCAGGCATCCCACAGGTCCATCTGCCCCGACTCGAAACCATCTATGAACACCCTAGCCATGGTCGTATCTCCTTATGTGGCTCCAGGCCAAAAGCCCGCAGTCTGAAGTTCTTCTTTGGTATGTGGGCGCGTATAAAACTTGATTTTGCTTGGATCTGTTTCATGAATACTATCAGGTTGCCGCCATGACCAATGATTTATATTCTCATTATTAACCAAATTAACCGAGAATTTATCTTGATACTTAAACTCAGGAAATTCAAGGAAATAACCCCTTTCTCCTTCCCAAACAAATCCTTCATCTATATCAAGGGGCGACATACCGCTATGACTTTGACCAAGCGCCTTTACTTCTTCATATAATTTTTTGGTATAAGGAGCCGCCAACACGCTAATCATCGTAACATCATAAAACCATTCAGTCCAACGACCATCTGGATATGAAACCCAATATAATGTTCCAGGGGTATAGATTGAAAAGCTTCTATTTCTTGCACCAATGGCTTGAAAAATATACATAATAGGCCCGACTATAATAAGCCATTCAAAATATCTCTTGTCATTATAAACTGTTGATTGAGTATCATATTCCCATGGCCCCGGACCAATGACTGTTGTTTCTATTCCTGTATCACAGATTACCTCCGATTCATTAACCAAGCCAAGGTCCATCCCGTCCGGACCCTTGCCTTCGCTATCTAAATTTCCATACATTTCCCCCTGTTTACTGCATTGGAGATAAAGTTTATGAGCTTCATCATCATAGGCTTCCAGCATCATCCGGATAATATCTTCCCCGATCCGGGGAATGCCATCCAAAAAGCCCACCACGGCAAAGGGTTTGCCATCCTGAAGCATCACCTTCACTTCATCATCAACCCGAAAACTCATCCAGGCGTTCTCAAAATATTTCTCATCCTGATTAATGTCCTGGGCTTTATGGTCCTCAGTGTCCCAATACTGCTTCCGTGGGTGATAAAAGAGGGGGATGAAGTCGGACTCTCCAACCCCCTCAATCTCCACCTTCACCATTGATTCAACCCTGAAGGGATCATCCGGATTATCAACGGCGGGACGCTTAAAATCCGTGATAACCCCCTTGGCATAGCTCACCTGGCAGACCGTTGGGAAGTCCGGGTGATCAATTCTCCAGCTATCCGGAGATTTTTCGACGACGGCCAGTTCGGTCATAAGTTACTGTCCAAATGACAATTTATATGTTATAAAAAATGAGCCGAGACGCGGTGCGTGAACACCGGCCCGGCTCTCCCCAACACACCAACCTGATAGGAGGTCGGCACAATGAGTGATTCCCAGTTTACCAATTCCCCTGAGATTTTCAAGCCAATTCCAGGCTTCCCCGGTTACGAAGTGAGCGATCAAGGACGGGTTAGATCCTATTGGAAAAAGGAAGGTGGTCGCCATTCTGGAACAAAGTGGTCTGAAGCTGTAAAGCCGAAGTGGTGTATAACGGCCACGCCTCAAAGAACCCTTAAACCAACCTTGCGCCTTGGTTATCCCACGGTTACCTTGGCGAATGATGAAAGACACTCGCCCATTGGGATTCACCGCCTCATTCTGTTCGCTTTCGTAGGGCCATGCCCCCCTGGTCAAGAGTGCCGTCATAAAGACGGTATCCCTGCCCATTGCTTCCTTGATAATCTTCACTGGGGGACGCGTAGTGACAATACCTATGACAAATTTAAGCATGGATACACTTGCCGTCCCCCAAAGTACGAAGGCGAAAATCATCCTATGGCGAAGCTCACCAGCGACCAGGTTCTTAAAATTCGTGAACTTTATGCCCATGGTTATCGCCTATGCGAACTTGGAAGAATGTTTAAGGTGTGCCCTCAAACTATAAAATCCATTATCATTGGTAAGATATGGAATCACCTACCTTAATTATGCTGTTGACAGCGAAAAACGAGGTAAATATGTCAGTTTTTGACCCGCGGCGGTAATCGCGTAGGGGCCCGGGCTCGGGAAGACCTCCACGAACATCAACTGCTGGTGGGCGTCCGGGACCGCCGTGCCGGTGTTGCTTTCGGCGTATTTCGTGGTCGCCAGGGAATCGACATCAACGTGCAGGGCATCATTTCCGGACCCGGTGATCTTGGTGGTGGTCTTGTTGTCGGCGACGGTGTAACCTGTGCCCGGGGCGATTATGCCAAAGGTGACCACAGCCCCGGCGTTCACCGTCAGGACAATGCCCTTGCCTCCCGAAGCGTCAGTTTGGTTAATCGCGAAGATGTCGCCGACGGCATAACCAGTTCCGCCCGCCCCGGTAGAGCCGAGCGAAGTGGCATTAATGCCGCCAAGGATGGTGATTTCCTCGTTGTCCTGGAAAGTACCGGTCTTGGTCTTGATGTAGAGGTTGCCGGCCGCGGTCCCGGCCGCCCAGGTGCCCGTGCCCTGCAATTCGACCATGGTGACGATGCCGGTGGCATGGCTGGTGCTGCCATAGACGACATCGCCAACCTTGATCTCCACCGCCCCGGCGTCGAAGGGCAGGACCCAGGTGTAAGCGAAGATCCCGTAGGCGGTGGCCAGGTCGGCGGCGTCGGCAGCCGCAAAGTTCCATTCCTGAGCCACGGCCCCATACTGACCCTCGGCTTTGCCGGCGGCGTTGGTCTGGACGAACCATTTATTCGCGATGGCCGCATCTTCAACCAGGTCGTTGCTCAGGGGAATTGGGGCGTAGGTCCGTCCCCCGGTGGCGAGCCATTCGGTTAAGGTGGAAAATAGGGTGCTGCCATCAGGAATGATGGAGGTTTTGAAGAGGCCCAGGACCATGGCCTTCCCCTTGAGGATCGCCTTCAACATCTCTTTTTCGCCTTGATTCGGAACGTAAATTGACACGGTATTTCTCCTTTTAAATTTATTCTTAATCCTGCGCGGTGACCTCAATCCCGGGGATGATCCCCCGCACCGTCAAAGACATCGTGGGGTTCATCACGCAACGCTCTTCCGCCAGAACAGCCTTGATCCGCTCCGCCGCCCGATGCTCCCGAGCTATTCGGTCGGCCTGAAGCATGGCCTTCATTTCTTCCGGAAGGGGAGGAACTTTGGATACCATCGACGGCCGCAGTTCGGTGGGGCCTTTTACCGTTTCCAACCTTTTCTTGTCAGGCATAGAATCTCCTTTAGTTTAATGCACCACGCAGACCGGATCAGGATCAGCGCCAGTGCGGTAAAAAGCTCCTGCTGTTAAACCAGCGGCTATTGCAGCGGCATTGTTGGCATAAGCTGGTAATCCAGCAACATATAGTTGGCCTGAAAGTAACATTTGGCCAGTAGCTCTATTAATATAGATTGATGTGCCAAGATAAACATCGTTATCATCAAATCGGTTGAGAAAGAAATTAGAACCTGCATTCCCTCCAGATTCAGGCACATCATTAATACCATGTTCAAATCTACGACTGCCAGAAGTCTGATAACTGGTAAATCTATAATTTCCAGCAGCGGCATTGACCACGAGTGAAGTATTCGTTCTAATAGTTCCATTTACATCAAATTTTGCTCCCATTGATGTAAATCCAACACCGACACTACCATTTTCATCTATTGCCAATCCGTTTGTGAAGTTTGATGAAAAATTATCAGTTGTATGTTGAAAAAGAATAAATCCGTCTGTTGAACCATTTATTGTAGAGATTATACGCCATTGTTTTCCTGAACCACCATTAAAATGATATGCTTGGGTATTAACACTTGTAACATAAATACCAGTACCTGCTATTACCCCATTTACATCTAATAAGAAGACAGTTGGTGTTTTTCCGATGCCGACGTTGCCCGCCGTATCCACCCAAACCGCTTGCGGTGAGCCATCAGAAGCCCAAAGTGCGGAGTGTTTGTGGCCGGGGTCAAGGGCTGTTCCCCAGGCGTCGTTCCCGCCCGTGCCCCCGTTGGCCACGGGCAGGATGCCGCTCACATGAGTCGTCAGCCCCACCTTGCCCCAGGCTGGTGCCGTAGAGACCCCGGCAGAGATGAGGACATTATTGACCGCCGCCGCCGCCAACTTCGCCAGGGCAGCCGTGGTGCTGGCATAGATCAAGTCACCCACGACATAAGGGACCAGCGAGTCCGGAAGGACATCGGCTTGATAGGCAAGTTTTTTCCACTGGACCTCACGAAAAACCGCGCTGACGATGGCCCAATCATCGGAAGTGCTGAAAGTCCAGTCCATGTGTGTGTCGGTGGTGTCGGTCTTGATGAGATATTGCCCGCCGTCGCCATAGGAGCCGTCATCTACGTCGTAGAGTTGGGTTCCGGTTCGTCCGGAAGGGTTCCAGGTAGTAGCCCCGGAGCCGATAGCAGCTACGATCACATCACCAGAGGCCAGACCGGTGTGCGTGGGGCCGGTCGGGTCGGGGCCGGTGCCAGAACCTATATCGGCGGTGCGTAGTTGCGTTTGATACCCCGAGGCGGCTTTATAAGACGAAGCCTCGGCGGTGAAATACACATTGTTATCGTCGGGAATATGAATGGTAAGGGATGAACCTGTGGGTGGATTGAGCAGATACCATAACTCAACGGTAGTTTCGCCGCTGCTGGCTTGAGCATTGGTGCTGGCCTGGGTCAGGGCGACGCCGTTGTAAGTCGGGGCGCCACCGGTCCTGGCCGTCAGGCCGTCCACCACGATCCCCAGGACCAGCAAAGTTGCCCCGGCCCCGCAGGTGTAGCTCAGATCCCGGCCCGCGGCATTGGCTCCCCTGGCCAGGTTGGCTTTGGTATCGTAGGTATGGGCCATAATTTTTAGACCCCGTATTTCACCTTGGCCTGCTCAATGGTTTCGGATAATAGTATCTCCAAAACCAAGACCACTTGAGGCAACGGCAACCTGGCTTCAGCGATGAAGGCCACAAAACGGTTATGGAGGAGGCCCATCTTATCGTCCAGGGCCTCCTCATAAAGTTTGGCCACCTTCTCCAAGGCCGCAGCCTTTTCCTGTTCGGAAGGTTGCTTACCCTTTTTGGCTACTACCATTATGCAATCGCCGTGCAGCCCATGAAGGCCAGGGTGTCCACCTGAAAGGCCAACTTCCCGAGTATCGGGGTCAGAAGATTCAGGGCCGTGGCGTCCGCCACGTTGGGAATTTCCCCGTCCGGCAACAGGCCCAGAAGAGTTTGAACTTGCGCGGCGGTCAGGGCTGCGATGTTGCCCCCGGTAATGCGGCCCACGATTCTCTGTTCGGCCACGGTTAAGGCCGCCGGGGTGTTGTCGGTGTCGGCGGCCAAGATCGTGTTGGCATCGAACAGCGCCTTCAGAACCACATCAGCTTCATACGCTAATTTCTTCCAAGTCACGGCCATGTTATTTCTCCTTTATTCTACGGCCACATAAAGGCCATTATCCGCAGCTTTGTAGCCCACAAAACCCTCTGCCGGCGAGTCCGGCAAAGTCATGGGAACCAAGACAATCCCCTGAAACTCTAAAGGCTCGGCCCGGCTTTCCCAATGCCCGGTAGCGGCGTTGAACCGGATGATGTCGCCGTCGGTCGGGGCCGGAGCATCCACATTCAGCAGGTCGTCAAGGTTTAGTTCTCCCCCGATCCCCGGAGCCCCGGTTTCACCTTTCGGTCCTGCCGGCCCCTGCTGTCCGACTTCTATGGCGACCGCTTCCTGCCGGGGGTGCGATTATCGCCATTTCGGTCCTTGATTCAACTACAACAGCTTCCTGCTGCGGTGCTACGGCAACAATTTCCTCCCGGGCCTCAATCAGTACCGCCTCTGATTTAGGGGCAATAATATCGACCACGTTATGAAACCTCCACGCCGCCCGCCGCCGCCTCATCCCGGGTGACCGTGCCAAGAATTTGCACCGCCCCCTCAATGTAATTCTGGCGTAAACCGTGGGTATCGGTCAGCACCAAGTCCCAACAGGCCTGGCTATCCTGGAGTAATATGGTCTGCGTATCGGTCAGGCTGATAACGATGCTGCCGATGAGCGGGTCAATCGTGGCCTGGAAAGTGACGATCAAACTATCCCCATCTTTACCGGACCTCATTTCCGCCTTGGCAGAGTAACCGGTAAGGTCCATGGCCGCGCCCCGGCTCTTCAAATAAAACGTCTGAGAGAAGTCCCGATCCCGGTAGATGGTCAAGTCGTGGGTTGCAGGTTTCATTAGACGAGTGCCCCCAAACTAATAATTGAAGTCATCTCTTCATCCACCTCATTCGGCAACCCGGATTGGGTCATCACCACCTGGGGAATCCCGGATAAATACCGGAACAGCCCGGCTCCTCGCTGCCGCATGGAGATCGTCAAGGCGGAATTGGTCATGTGAGTGACTGTGCCGCCGTGGCTGCCGGTGACGAAACCCGTGCGGGCCATCCATATCGGTAGCGGCATTTGAGGTCCCTTGGGCCGGAGTAGGCCATCCAAGGCGGTCATAGAACCGGGGACCTGGGCGATAATCAAAGTACCAGGGACGGCTCCGTCAGCAATCCGGTCCACCTTCATCTTCTTTGGGCTCGTCCCGGCCAGAAACCAGGTGGAGGTCAGGGAGTTGACAAACATCCCCTCGTTCACCGGGGCCACCATCACCAAGTCTTCCATGAAAGGCAGGTAATTCCCCCTCTTGAACCATTCATATTCGCCGGGCTCGGAGAAGTAGAGATTGCGCCCCGAGACCCCCCACATACGCCCGTGCGCCTGGCAGAAATGGGCAAAAAGAGGAGGAGGGATCACGCTCTGGGTAAGAAGGGGCCGGATGGTGGGGGCCTGGGCCGTGATTTGGTCATAACTATCCCACAGCGCCAGAAAGAGTTTTCCGCCGTCGGGATGGGTGATCCAGGGGGTCAGGTCGTCTTCCAGATTATTTAGCTGAATCCCACGGGAGAGTCCTTCCCAAGCGATCTGCGTTAAGGGTCCGTTGCCACTCTGTCGCCCATCAGAAGCCGCTCTGGTGTAGGCGAGAGAGTAACGCCCGGGGGGCAGGTCGCCCGCCACCAGGTCGATGTCCGGGGCTACAGGAGGGTCTTGGCCCCAGGCCTCCACCTCCCCGGTGAGCAAGTTGTAAATCCCGTTCCAGTAGATGGACGAGCAGAATATCCGGTTGTTGACCTCGGCGTAGTTCATCTGGGCCCGGGGGCCGACCGAAGCCAAGGCCGTCATGGTCGTTCCCTCTACCCGATACAGAACCTCGTCCACCACCACCAGAAAGACGCTCAGGCCTTTCTCTTCGCCGGCCAGGGAATGAGGACCGGAAATAGAAATCTCTGCGGCAAATCCGCCCCGAGGCCGAACCACGCCGCCGTCCGTCACATCGGCGTTCACGATGAGGTGGGGGGTGGTGCGTCTCTCTTTGTCCAGGAAGTAAGCAGGGGCTTCCGGCAGGTTATTCATGCCGTTGATGCCGTACGCGGTGACCGGCTTATTGGGTTTAATAGAAGCCGCCATAATACCTGCCTGGACCTATGGGGTCCCGGCCACCGTGGCGCCGGGGCGGGTTATAGAGTTTAGCCAGATAGAATTTCAGATTAGTTGTTTCCCTTGCCAACTCTCCCTGCCAATACTGGAGGGGTTGGAGGCTGCCGCCTTCCACCAGGTCGATGAGTTTCTGATAAGACCTGACGATCACCTTGGGGATGATCACCCGGGCGTGGAACTCTGAAGGAATGAAGTTGGGTGAATCTTCCGGTTTTACCAAAACCGTAGGCTTGCGATAATACCAGAGGTAGATGGTTTCCGTGGCCCGCGGGTAAACCCCGACCTTCAGGGTCCCGTTATCATCCCCGGCCGCCACCATGCGCACATGGTCCTGGACTTCATCGTGCGCCAGGTTCGCCCGATCCAAACAACTGAAATCCAGGGGCTTCCTCTGGTGGTCCACCCTGATATGAGCATAATTGCTGTCAGCGGCCCGGAAAATCCTCTTGTGGAAGTCCGCCGGGGCAGCGAAAAGCCAGGTGTCGTCGGTAACCGGGAAGGAAGTGGCCTGCGCAGTCTTTAGAGTAGGGAACTCAAGATCAGCCGCCAGTTCCAAGATGGCGTTGTTGAGCCAGCCCTTGAACTTCGGGGCCAGGCTCTTATCCTGGATCTGCTGGACCAACTCGTCTTCCAATTCCTGCAAGGTCATGGCGTGCCCCCTTACTTCACCTTCGTTCTGGTGGCTGCGAAGCCAGCCTCCAGGTCGTCCTTCTTGTTCTCAACCTGCAGGGCGATTCCAGTCGTCCATGGGTGCTTCTACAGCTTTGGATGAACCTGTTGTAGCCATCTCAAACCTCCTTCCACCAAAGAGCGCCAGGTCCAGATGACACCCCTTCTAAATCGTCAAAATACTGATTTACGGCTTGCTTAACCCCGGGATATTTAGGATCGGTATAGTCATGGCCGCAGATTAAGCGCCGAGTCCTGGGAGCCCAAAGTTGCAAATCCTTCATCACCATGTCGTAATCATGGTTCCCGTCGATAAAGACCATATCCACCACGGGCGGCAAGCTGTCAGAAGCCGCCGCCTCGCTGGTCATTCTGCGGGCGTGAAGGTTGGGGAAATGCCCAACATTCTTTATGAAGTCGTCGTAGGTGTCCTTCCCGGCCAAAGATTCGTCAATGATCTGGCCTTCGTTAAAGGGATCGACAGCGTAAACCGGACCCTTACAGCCGGATAAGAGGGCATAAGTGCTCCTGCCCTTGTAGCTGCCGATTTCCACGATGGAGTCCATCTTCTGAGCCTTGTCGTAGAGCCACCGGAGTTCCGGTCGGCTCATCCAGCCTTCGATTGCGTCTGCCTTATCGACGGGACCGGCCATGAGTTCCCTGTAAAATTTGGGCATAAGCTCGTTGACCCGCCAAGCCACAAGGCGCTGCTGCAGTTCATCGAGCTTCTGGTCCAGCGGCAGCAGATAGTGGTGGAAGAAAAATCCACCGCCTTCCTTATAATTTGTCGCCAGGACCTTCCGAAGATCGACATACTTCAGGCCGTACTTGGCGATGTTCCGGCTGAGAAGGTAGTCGTCAATGAGGTGGGGGGCGGTAACGACACCGCCCACCAGTTCCGCCACCGATGGCTGGATGTTGGCAATCGCTTCAACCGGCGTGAGATCGTCAGGCGGTTTCCAGAGGTCGATGCACAGATCGCTGGCTATGGCCAGCCAGTTGCCCGAACTGATGTGGCGCCCGTCTCGACGGAAGAACCGGTCGGACCTCCACCTGGCGGGAGCGAAGTCCGACCCGAAGTGAGCCACGGTGTCCCGGTCCAGGATCGAAGTCAGGTCCGGGGTGTCCGGGTGGACGAGGGCATCGGAGTCGATGTAGATGTTCCAGTCGTTCTCCATCTGCTGGGCCAGTTCGTAGATTTGCAGCTTCTCAAAGGTCACCGGCCACTCGGGAAACTTCCTCTCGCTGATGACATGGAAATCAGCATCAATCTTGCAGGCGTAGGCCTTCAAGAGAGGGTAGGTGAGCGCCGTCATCTCAGGCGAGTACCCGTCCACGTTCAGGGTAAAGACGGTCTTCTTGACTCTTTTCTGCCAAGCCATCGGATATTCATCCTTTCTGATCGCCGCGCCCCCTATCGAAGATAGGAGGCGGCTTCTCCAGGTCTGCCCCGCACTTGGGGCAATACCTGTCGCCTTGCTTATAAATCCGAGGGTCGGGCCTGAAAATCAACCCGCACTTCGGATTCGGGCAATGGACGATAAAATCAGTCATAGCTTAGACCGTGACCGTATTCTCGCTCAGGGTCGTCTCTTTGGGTTTGGCCGCGGGCCGGCCACCGGCCTTCCCGTGCTTCCCCTTCTGAGCCGCCTTCTTGTTGGCCGCCATGGTGGAGGGCTTATTGATGACCCCCTTGATGTGCGGCGGGGTCTTCTGGCCCGCCTCTGCCGCCACGGCCTCCAGCCTTTTATTCAGGCCAGCCATGGCAATCATCAGAAGCGGGGCGTTCTGTAAACACTCAACGAGATCATCCGGCTTTTCCACGAAACTGCCATCCTCGAAGCAGGGGTAGCCGTTGCTGTCGAACATGATCTTCGACAGGGGTTTATCTTCATCCAGGTGGCGGTTCCGAAACCAGTTCAAGGCTCGGTCTCGAATCGGCCTCATGTCGGGGGTGCAGAGGATTTCGTTGATCTCGTCTTCGCTGCTGAAGGGCAGGCCGGTGATGTTAATGAAGGCCCCGTTGGTCAGGAGGGCGACATGGCCGCCCCGCTGGATCTCCTTGCCGGCCTCGTTCTGCTTGCCCACCACGACCCAACTCTGCTCCACTTCGAGCAGACCAAAAGCCTTCGTACCGAGAATCTGTCCCATGGTGTAACTTTCCTTTCTTTAATGAGATGTCACGCTCCACCTTGCGATGGAGCGTGGTTTTACTCGCCGATAACCATCAGGTCGAGAGTCGTAGCCCCCGGGGCCACGCTCCCGAGTTCCACCAGTTGCGCCGCCGCTCCGGTGCCCCCGGTGACGGCGTGGGTATGGTTGGCCAGGGCTTCCATCGTCACGACCTTATTGGCCAAGTTGCCGGTGGGTGCAGCCACATCCACGACAAGATTACTGACCACGTTCGCTGCTACCGTGCCGTCGTGTAGATTGGCAGACGGGGCGGCGATGGTCAACGCAGCCGCCGCCACATTCCCCGTGGGGGTGCCGGCAGAGGCCGCGACAATCCCCACCGCCCCGGCGTCGGCGGCTACCTGGTAAATCCGAATGGTGCCGAACGGGGCCAAGGTACGCACCGTCTTATCGTATTTATAGACGTACCCGGTCCCAGGGGCGGGGGTGACGAGGATTCGCTTGATCGCTTTTTTGAAGGCCCCCAACTGGCCCATGTTGGGCAGGGGGACGCCGTAGGTCGGATAGAGCAAGCTGGCGGGCCATGAGATGCTTGGAAAACTCACCAGCGGCATCCCGGGGGGGTTATAGGAATCCCCCGCGGCCAGCGTTACGGTGACATTGGCTTGAAGAATGTCAGGCATAGTTATTTCTCCCGCAGAGGGGTCCCGGCTTATCCCAGGACCCCTTTTATCTCAGTTGAGCCCGGTGTTAGGCGAAGGCGTCGTTTACCGCGGCCTTCTCCGGGGTCCGGTTGACCAGATAGGGCATAACATCCTCGGACTCGGCCCGGCTGTGCCAGCAGAAGAACGGCTGGTAGGTGCCCGACACGGAACCGGCGGCCAGACTCAGAACCTCTATGGCCACCTGATCCCCCGGTTCGATGTCGGCGACACCCTTGTCGGACACCCCCGTATAGGGCGCCACGGCCTTGACCAGTTTGTTGTCCACATCGCAGACATACTCGAAGCCCACCTTGTCCCCATTGGTCAGAGTGATGCTCGCCAGGAGCACCTTATAAGCCCAATGCAGATTGCCCACGGTGTGGCTGACAATCGACTGGTCGTGGAGGTTATACTTCGTCAGCATGTCGTTGAGCTTAGCGATGGCCCCGGCCAGGGTAGTCACCGGGGTAGCGTTGGCCAGTATGAGCGCACCGGATTCACCTTCCTCGGCGATGTGAAAGACCCAAGCAGATTCGAGTTCTGCGTCAGCTTCATGCGCCGCGTAGGCCGTCTGGAGCAGGTTGACGCCCACCAGGAGCCCCGCCAGGTCCCCTTGGACAACGGCCGCCATAGTCCCCGGGAAGTTCGTGGTGTCCGGAACTTTGACCGGCCCGTGCATGGTGGCATCGGCGGCGTGAGCCCGCATGGCCACCAGCAGGCTGTTATACATGTCGATGGCGCTGGGCAGATCCACGCAGATCAGCCCCCGCGGGTATTTGTAAAGGCCCAACTGGGCATTGGTGGTCAGGCTGACAAACGCCGTGACCGGGTTGAAGCCAAGACGGTCCACGCACATCGGCTCCTTGGCGGTCTTGACGGAGAGGGGGAGAACCCCCAGCACGGCACTCAAATTGACTGCCGCAGCCCCGCCCTGGCCCACATCGGAGTTGGCCCCGTCCACTACTATTCTGTCGTAAGTTCCATATTGACCCATGTTCTTTTACCTCCTGAAGATGGCTGACCTCGACTTACAGAGAGTCGAGGCGGATGATCTTGGCTTTCCCATCATCCGCTGAATCCCATACAGATCCAATGCCGATGATGCCGTACCAGGCGCAGGCCTGCGAACGCCCGAAGTCCGACTGATAGTTGGTATCCAGGCGGAGGTGCGGGGTCTCCGCGGTGATTCTCGCCACTGCGTCGTCACCGAAGATCACGGCTTGGCCCAGGTAGGACGAGGCGCCGGCCACATTCGAGAAGGCCAGGGCCCGGTTGCATTCGACCCACCGAATCCGCTCGGTCATGCCCATCTCGCCCTTGAAGACGAAATCGCCCTTGGACAGGTACTTGTGCCATTCCTGCCAGTAGCGGTCCTGCTTCAGGCTCCGGAGGTTCTTGTTGGCCGAAATGCCCACGAAGTTGTCACCCTCGTAGGGCGGGCAATGAATGGTGTCCCGCAGATAGTCGGCCAGGATGGTGCAATGGTCGAAGGTCAGGCCCGCGGTGGCGATGGCCCCCGGGGTCCCGTCGGTGGCCCAGGTCCCGCCGGTGAGGCTGGTGGGGGTGAAAACCAACTTGACCGCGAGGGGGTCCATGAAAGCCGCGGCGCTTTCGGTGTCCAGGGCCTCCTCCATCTGGGTTTTGAGGAGTTTCTGGAGTTCGTCCTTGATGTTGAATTTTCCCAACCGCAGCATCAGGTTGGTATATTCAACGCCTTCGCCCATCTCCATCACCTTGATGATCCGGTTGCCGAAGGCCGTTTTCCGGATGGGAATACGGTTGTTCTCCTGCAGCCGCGAAGAGACGGAGTTGGGAAGGCGCTCGATGTGCATGATGTTGACGCCTTCACCCGCGTTCGGTTTGAAGTTGATCCCGTGTGCATGGGTAAAGGGCGCTACGATGGTAGCGCCGGCGGCCACCTTCCTCAGATCATTGCTGAGTTGGTGGTTCTTATAGATCGGCTCATCCCCTATGTCGCCAAAGGGGCCGGACTATACCATGACCTCAAGTTTGCTCAAATCCAATACACTTGAGGCCGCCCTTGGTAGTCTCTGGAAGCTGAATCGCTTTTGTTTGGCGGCCGTTAATAGTGCCTTGGTTTCATCACGCCGCTGATTAATCAAATCAGCAACTTCCCGGTTCCGGGTATGAAAGGCAACTTCATTTAACCGCCAATCCAAATAGTCGAGTAAAATCGTGGCTTGTTCTTTCTTGGTAGTGAAGTAAGGTAACAGGTGGTTGAGTATGCGTTGAATGCTCCTCATTCCAGTTACCTCCAGACTTAACTGCTCTTTCCATACTTCTTTTGCGAACTTCGCATAATTTATATGGAAGGGGGTATTCCATTGTACCAAGATGGTGGTAATACGCTGAATCATATATGGACAGGTAACTTTCACGGCCAATTTTAATTGACCCATGCCACGAGCATTATTCCCGTGGATACCAAAAGAACCCTCTCCATCCATAATGCCAGCAAGCCACGCACGATTTGCGATTTCATCTCTGCTGATTGACCCCACCTCAACATTTTCACTCTTCGGTAGTTGAGGATACACGGGTGATTCCAGCACATTCAGGCTTTTCATCGTAAAGTCACCTCTACGCGCGGCGTCTATAGTTCACCGATTGCGGCATCAAATTCCCAAGTCATAGCATCGCCAGGCATGGGTTATACCTCCGAGTAATTAAAGTGTTCGTTCCCTTTGAACTGCATCAAAGTCGTCATCCAGGGAACCCGGGGTAGCCTTCGCTGGCTTTTGGGGCGTTCTGCGCCCCCCGAGTCCCAGGACTGAGTTATTAGTTTGTGTCCGACGAGCCGCCGCCTCCCGCTCTTGTGCTGTCTGAGCGGTTCTTCCGAGGCGTTTCTGAGTTTCGGCGATCAGCCAATCCGTGGCCTCTTTGGGTTTTCCCCATAACTCCTTGGGAATTTTCTTCTCCAGTTGGTCAAAGATCAGGTACTCCGCCGTGTCCTCATCTCTCACAGCCAAACCAGCCGCTTCGGCGGCATCAAGGGCCTTATCCCAGGCTTTTTGCTGGGCCGATTTCTTGTCTTCTTCGGCCCTCGCTGCTTTGCTGGCGGTCTCCTTGGCCTCGATCTTCTGGTCAATGAGTTTGTCCAGTTCGGCTTGGTTAAGGGTGGATGCTCCGATCCCTGCTTCCATGAGGGCTGCGGCATTGGCCTCGGCCCACGCGTCGGCGACCTGATCGTCATACTCCGGGTCGGTGTCATCCAACTGCTTGATCGCCGCGACGGCCTTTTTGTTCGCCACTTTCGCGACTTCTTTGAGTTTGGCTTTGCGCTCGTCGTCGGTTAATACCTTGACCTCTTCGGCAGGCTTCTCCGGGGGCTTTGTGGCGGCCTCAAGTTTTTGCTTGAGTTCGTCACGCTCTCGCTCGATGTCGGCGGCCTTCGTGGTGGCCTCGTGCATCTTGCGCTCGGCTTCGGCGTGAGCTTTTTCGGCCTCCTCCTGGCTTTTAAACCTTGGTTTTGTTTCGCCAGGCTTCGCCTCGCCCTCACCCTCACCTTCGCCCTTGCCAGCTTCAGCCTCCCCTTCACCTGGGCCAGCTTCCCCTTCTGCCTCTCCGCCCGTGTCCGCAGGATGACCGGTCAGTAAACGATGACCAAGTTCATCATCCATCGGGGTTTCTTGGGCCGGGATGACTGCCGGGGCTACCTGGGTATCCAGTTGGGTGTCTTCGCCAGCTAAGTTTTCGCCTGCCATGGTCGTTTCCCTTTCCGTGACGGTTATCCTTGCGGGCCGCCAGATGTCATATTCTCAACCGTTATCCCTAATGGGGCGGCGTGAGTTCTTATTCGATGAAAGCCGATAAGCGTGGCCCCAACTTCCTACGGGCTACCTTCTCAGCTATGATCGGCTTGAACTCCAGGGTATTTCTGACAGCCATGATCGGGGCTGCCAACGCCTGACAGACCGAATCGGCCTCCGCCAGTTCCAGGAGTCGGTTGCGGTAACTTTGCAACCACACCTTGAGCATCTGGCTGTTCTGGTGCAATTCGGCGGTAATCTGCCAGGAGTCCATGATGGTCTTCTCCAGTCTGGAGACGACCTTGGCCCGCTCCTCGTCCACCTTGGGGACCCTGGGCCGGCCTGTGGTCATGTCAATATCGACGCCACTGGAGCCCATAGGCTGATCAGCACTCATTGGACCTCTCCTGGGGCCGGTTCCTGCCCAACCGCCCCGGCCTGCGCTGTATAGAGGCCGGCCTGCGCCTCGTTGGCCAACCCTTCGCCCCTGGCCTTCTCTGCCAGAGCAGCATCCTTGGCGGCCTTGGCTTCAGCTCCTGCCGCGGTGGCGGCCTCGGTCCCGGCCTGATGGCCGACCTGCGCTTCCTGCTGCTCCTGCTGGGCGTCGTCGATGGCCTTAGCCCTATTCGGGTCGATGAGAATGCCTTCGTCTTCGAGGTTGAGCCGCTTTTCCAGCGACTTCAGCAAGGCGTAGGGTTTGATGTACGGGATGAAAGTGTTGCCCAATTCAAACAGGGGGAGGATCAATTTCGAGATGGCGTTGATAATCTCCTGGTTACGCATCAAAGAGGCAACACCGGAGACCTTGAAAGAGCCGGAGGTGAGATGGGGCATCCGCAGGCCGGTGGGCTCATCATTATCCCGGTATTTATTGGCGACCTCCTCACCCATCATCATCGCCAGTTCTTTATAGGTGAGGTTGATGGCCACCGTCTCATAGCCGGCCACGATAGCGTTCAGGGCCCCGTCCTCCAGGTTCTCACCCATGAGGCCCACCACCGTCATGGACTGCTCCAGGTTTTGGGACGACTCCGTGGCGGTCACTTCGGCACGGTAGCCGGGGAGACCCTGGGCGGCATAATTGATCATCACGCCTTCCTGGAACCTCTGATCCCCAAAATTCATGTTGGCCAGCACTTCACCGGTATTGGACCGGCGATCCACGGTGCGCACCACCTGTTGGCCCTGCTGGGTCCCTTGGGTCAGCCATAACTTCCCGGGGTAATCGTCCAGATCGTCTTGGTCCTGCAAAGAAGAGAGGTCAATTTCCGAAGCCGGGTTGACGATCCAGTTGAGATTATCCACATGCAGGGAGAGCAGGGAGCACATCATGTACCAGAGGCTCTTGATGCCCTGCAGGAGGGACCGGCCATCGAAGCGAAGTAGGTGCGGCAAAGGGGAAAAGCCGACCCCGGGCCAGCGCAGGGAGGGGTAGGGGCTCACCTTGGGAAGCCGCACCACCCGGTTGCCGACCACGGTGAAGGTGGAGTTGGGGAGCAATAATTCACCCCGTTTATCCAGAGTCGTGCCCCAGAACTCCGAAGTCAGTACCTTGGTGCGGAATTTGGATTGCTGCCAGAGCATGTCCTGGCGCCGCTTGATCTCTTCTGGTTCGAGGTCGGGATTGTCCTTCGCACTTCCCCAGGAGCCCCCGGGCCCGCATTGCGGGATGTTGAGCATCTGGCCCGACTTCTCCATTTCCTTCAGGTCGTAATAGTCAAGCCATTCCTGGTGAATCCAATACATGCCGCTCTGGGGTGACCGGCTGAGGGCGTCGGGGTCCCGCTGGATATGCCAGGGGGGCACCAGTATGTATCGCAACCCCTTCCCCGGAATCCATTGCGGGATCATATCCATGGACTGCCCCACCGCGGCCCCCATCCCCGTGGCGTCGGTGAACTGAATGGGGAAGTTGGAATAACTCCGGGACAACATCAACTCCATGAGTTTCCGGATGAAGTCGGCGTCCTCTTTGTTTTGCTCGTTTTCGATGCTGAGAAATTTTGGATCGAAGGCTTTCCGCACAATGGCCAAGAAGAATTGGACCGAAGAGTACGGCTTGGGCACCACCACCCGGGACTGCCAGGATTCTTTCAGCGTGTAGGACGGGGGCTCTTTCTCGTTGTAGATTTCCCAACACTCCTGCTGCTGCTCCCGGATGGGCTTCATGCTGTCCGTGGATATATTGACGCAATCGTCCAGGAAGCGAACGAAGTGAGTCTCGTCCTCACCGGCGTAGGCCTGAGCCGCTTCTTCCCGCTCCTTCAACTCTTTCTGGTCCATGTCCTCATTAGTTTTCGGCTGAGAGGACTTCACCTCAAGCTGATTGCGGGAGGCCTGGACTGCGACGGCCGGGTCTTCTATGGGCGGGTCTTCTATGGGCGGTTTGACTCTGGGCATTTATTCACCTGGGGAAAGGCATCTTGGTTAATTCGCCGGTCGGGGTGTTCACGACGGGCCCCACCGCTGCCCCCGTGGTCACTGCTTGGGCCAGGGTGGGTGGCCCGCCTACTGTCCCAGGTGCGGGACCTGCGGGGGCAATCGGAGCAGCCGGAGCGGGGGTAAGCGCATCACGAACGGCATTAACAGGGGTTGCCCCGGTTAGCCATCCCGCTGTCTTTTTGGTGGCACCTACTAAATCATCAGCCATGACAGCCCCCTAAAATTTCTTCTTCGTCAGGTTACCCGTGGGGGTCTGTTTAGCTTGCATCGGGCCTCTACCTGCCCCCGGTCCATGTGGTCCAGGACCCATGCCCTGTCCAGGAACATGGTTTGGCAAGCCCGTCTGAGGGGTGCTGGCGAAATCTTTGGCGCTCTTCTTGCTCATGCCCTTGGCTGCCTTGGCCACTTCCGGGCTGGCGGCCTTCTCGCCCGTCTGGGCGGCATGGACCATCCCCATGAACTGCTGCTGCGCTTTCGATTTTGCGGGCATCTTCATTTCTCCCATTGAATTTGGTCATAACCCCGACGATAGGCCTCGGAGGTATGCCGGGCACACGCCAGGTCGCCAGTCGGTCTCGGGGGTTCTCCAGACCAACCGTTCTCCGGGATGGCAAACCGACCATCCACGATGTTCCGGAAGCCCTCCCGGCCCACATTGTTGTTAGCCTCGTCCCGGCCCTCGAAGACCTGTACCTCTTTCCAGCCGGCAAAGCCGGAAGTTCTGTCGTCCATGCCCATTACCGCATCCCTCCCATTCCATAACTTCTGGCCCGGTTGAGGGCCTTGGCTGCCCGGGCCTGCGTTTTCCGTTTCGACACATAGGAAATTTTGGAAGGAAGAAGAACGCACACCGAACTGGCCCAGGCATCGCACGGATGGCTGGCCTCGTCTTTGTGAGGGACGCTACTGGTGCGCTTTCCTTGGTTGTTGAGGTGGTAGTGCCAGGAACCGGAGAGGCCCCGGTCCAGGATCCGGTTGTCGGCCGAGAGCAGGATCATGGGCTCACCCCGGGCGTCGGAATCCCGCAACACAGACCGGATGTGCCGCTCGATCATCGACCACTCTCGGGGGCCCGGCTCAAAAAAAGCACCAGGGAAGAACTTCTCGACCTCCCTGGCCGCGCTCTTCAGCTTGTTAGACTGGTCCATGTTCTTCATAGTGGGATCACCACCGATCCGCCAAGCCTTGGCCTTGCCCTTCCACCGCGGACTTTCCAGGAGGGGGATGACCTGCAATTCCATGAGGGTGATGATGTCGGAACCGGAGAGTCGGACGGTATCCAGGAAGATGAGGCGGTTCATGTTGGTAATCTGGCCCAGGACACAGCTTGGGTTTGACCAAGAATCGAAGAAGGCGAAGGACACCAGGCCCGGGGCCGGGATCAAGCGGTTGGGGGAGAGGTGGCGCTGCTGATTGTAGCCCGGCGTGACCGGGGCGCCCGGGTCGATTTTGGCAAACTTGCCCAGGACATAACGGTCGTAAGAGGCCTTGTCGTTCTCGTACATCTTCATGGCGGCCTGGCGGGACTCGTCCTTGAGGTGAAAGTTCTCGCCATAGGGCACATGCCAAACCTTTTTCCGGATGAGGGGGTATCTGGCGTCGATGTCGGGTTCTTCGATGAAACGCCGGTAGGTCCAATGGTCTTCATCGGCCGGGTTCATATCCACCAGCAGCCGGCCCGGGGTTCCGGTGTGTCTGACGCATCGGATAACCGAGTTGTTGTAAACATCTTCTGAGAGCCCGGCGTTCACCCTGTCGGCGGTGGCCATGGGGGCGGGCTCGTTGAGCCAGATCAGGGACCAGGCCGAGGAGCCCTGTAATTTTCCCAAACTGGCCGAGTCGTCCAGGCCGAAGAGATCCACCTGAATCCGCAGGCCATTGACGTTGATGGTCAGTTCCTTAAATTCGTTCTTGAAAGCGATGGCCTGGGGACAGTCTTGAAAGAACTCTTGGAAAGAAGGGACGATACTCAGTTTGATGTTTTCCAGGGTATCTCGAATAATGGCAGCCCGGATAGGCTGACCACAACGCTTCGCATGGCTTAATAAAGCACCAATACAACCAAAGGTCTTACCCTCCCCTAATGAAGCGATAAGAATAGTGATGGTTTCGTGCGAGTCGATGAAGTTTTTTACCGTTGGAGAGAAGACAATTTTCCGCTCGGTGCTACCCATGCCTTCTTTGTTACCCTCAAAAATAAAAAAAGAAAGGGCCAACTTCGCCCTTGATTAATTTTATTATCCATACTATTTGTGTTGAAATTATACGGTAGGGGGTTTATTTCCTATGAAAAAGCTAAATGTGCGGGGACCGGGGAAGTTGAAGCAAACAACGGTGATGAAAGTGCGTAATTTCGGGGGATCGTTCTATATTTGCCTGCCAAAATACTTTTGCGATCAAACCAATATCAAGGCTGGCGATCCAATGGTATTAATTTTTGGGGAGAGTTTACGAATAACGCCAGTGAATAAGGGGGAATAGACTATTTTGCTACTACCAGCCACTCCCCGAAAAGAAGCAACGGAGCCGGGATGCGGGCTGGAATACCCGGGCTCCATTGCCAGCATGGTTTCTCGTTTTCGACAAAAATAATCCCGTTGTCTGATCCGATCAGTGCCCCTACCGGCACCGCCATCAGGGCAGGATCGTCCTGAATAATTTTCATGGCTTCAAGGAAGTTCATCTTCATTTTCATTTTCCAAAGTAGCTACATATAAACCACGGTTCGGATCAAACCTCGGACCATGCCGGGAACATAGCGAATGAAAGAGGGTGGAAAGAACAGCGATGAAGTACCCCACCACCTGTTTTCTCCCGGAGAAAACAACGAAAGTCTCGCCAGCATCGGTGCGGGTGAGATTGACATCGACGGAATCTGGCACCCGAATAGCATATAGGTGATTCGTACCGAGTCTGTGGCTTGCATCCGGGTCAAAAAGAATCTCGAACTCATTGTAGTTGGGCATGGTAGATTTCTTCCTGGGAGAAGGAGATGGATTTAATCATCATTAGCTTTATTGTTTATAAAGTGGCGGGCCCTTGGTATTTCCCCTAATTACCGTTCTTCGCTGCATTACAGCGGTCCCTCCGGCAAAGAAGTTGAATGGAAAATCGCGGGCCCATAATTATTAGTTCCAGCAGCCCCACACCCCGTCAATTCCGGTGAGCAGCACCATAAGGTCCTGGCATTGCTTCCAGAAGACGTAACTTCCCATAAACCAGACAATCGGTTCTTTAGGAGGCCACATTCTATATTCGTTCAAGATCATTCGTTCCGAGCTATGGACGCGTTGGCCCACATCACCGACTCTTCAATCTTGGTCAGGGCCAGGGACCGCTCCCGGGACTCAGGACAGAAATCCATAACCATCTGGGCCAGACTCCTGGCCTTGCTCCGCAATTCCTCATAGCGGCGCTGTTGGTCTCCCTTGGGGGCATGGTAGGTGAAATTGTTCTCCAGGCTGTAGGGCATTGAATTACTCCTCCTTGGTGGTGGGGTACTGGTTCTTGATCTTGGTCAGGAAGAACTTGCCGGCCGAGATCCCGTACAAGAGTTCCTCATAGACCTCGTGGGGCACATTTTCGTACCGGTAAAGCCCGCCTTTTAGGAACTTTATGAACAGTATTTTGTTCATGGGATCGTAACCGACACTATGGAGAAGAGTTGAATCGACAAGATTCATCGGGCAGGTTGACATGACTTTTCCTCCTTCGGGTTGTGGATCGGGCAGCCGGCCGTGATCACGAACATCTCGTAATCGCAGTTGATCCCCCGGCCCCAATGGTTGTCAATAATGGAGCACAAGCAGCCCATATCTCGGGCCTCTTCGCTCCCAGGGTAAGGCATTGGGTATTCTTTCATTTGATAATCCCTTCCTGGACGAGGAATGTTCGGCCCACGCGATGTAACTCCTCATCGAAGAGCCCCTTGATCAGGAGACTGAGACGGCGCCATTGGTCCGGCCTAATCCGGTAGAGCCGGCCATCGCAGTAAATGACGGCTGGCTTAGAGAATTTGCTCATGGCCGTACCAAAGTCTTCCCACTATTCTGCGGTATGGTCACCAATGCCCGGAGGTCCTGGAGGTGGGCCTCCTTCGCTTCCAGGAGACCCTTGAGTTTGGCTGCGCCTTCGCTCTTTATCCCGATGGACTCCGCGGAGTTGAGGAAGGCCTGAAAGAATTGCTCTAACTCTCCCCTCGAATTGGTTTCAAAGGTGGCCTTTTGAATAAGCTCGTAGTCTCCCAACTCCCGGAAGACCAGCGGTTCGGCTATAAAGGTTTTGCCATCCCGGATAAGCATTATTACCAAGCGGTGATGGCGCCCAAAGAACTCTTCTAAACTTAGCCTGATCTCGTACATCACCACCTCCATCCCGTAAGGCTCATCTGTAAGATCCCGGCGTGGACCTGCCGGAGGCACCGGCCATTCTCCCGGTCACGGTTGAACTTGCCCCCGTAGCTGCGCTTGATCTTGATGGCCTTGGGTCCCCGGGTAAATAGTCTCATCAGGGAGGCCGTCCACCGCGCTGCGTCCGAGTAAAACCTCTGTCCTTTTCTCATCGGTTCTCCTCTTACTCAAACACCCTGGCCATCCGGTTCTGCTTCTCCAAATACTTTATGCGCCTATAGTACCGCTCGAATTGGGCCGGACCATCCCCCGTGTTATATTTCCTGAGCGCGGCCCGTAGGCTACCTTCCCTTCGGAGGTGACCCGCCAGAGCCTTGATCCCGCCCTCGGCGTTGCCGCCAGGCGTGTTGGCCCGGGGCACTTTGCAGCCGACATAGATACCAAAGGGTAGCCAGTAGTTACCATGTCGGCCGAACCGGAAGCGGACCTGCTTGTTGCTGCCTTCGGCCTCGGCCAGCGCCAGGGACAGATTAGGGTCAACGTGATAAGCCATCGAATACGCCTTTACCAAGATCATCCACTCCGGCACGGTCATTCCTTGCGGCTGGCTGGAGGCCAGAGTGGGGTTGAAGGTTAATGTCAAGGACAGCCATAGGGCTGCTGCCGGTAAAGATAACGGTGTCACTCAGGCATTTTGCAGGGTGCCAGCCCTTTACTGCGGTTAAAGTTCATCATGTTGTCCTCCACCTTAAAACAATCCTTGGTTCACTGCCTTCACCCGGGCCTCAGCGACGGGGATGCAGTCGCCGTCGTTGTCCAGGCCCACCGCCCGGCGCCCCATGGCCTTCACCGCCACCAGGGTCGTCCCGGAACCCATGAACGGATCCAGGATGATGTCCCCCGGCCGGGAGCCGATGGCGATCTGACTCATCTAAGAACCACCACCGGCACCGTCGTCCTAACCCGTTGCGCCTGCCGTGCATCATTCCAAGCTACCCCGATGCCCAGGGCGCAGAGGAGGAAGAAGGCGATGAGAAGGCCGATCAGATAATTCATATCTTGTTCCTCCAGGTCTTCTCTGGCTTCCAACCCTCCGGATATTCCAGATCCAGCGCCGGCATCGGCTTCCCCGTCATCATGTCGATCCGGTCAGCCTGGAAGGCGCATGTCTCCTGGATCGGCGGATCTTCCCCGATGTCGCAGGTCCCGTCTTCGTTCGCCCAGAAGCAACGGCAGGATTTACTCACCAGGAGCCTCTTGTCCCCAGAGCAGGTGGTCGTCGAAATGTTTTTGAAAAATGGCGATGGCCGGCACAGAGGCAGGAAAAACTTTATGGTGCCAACCCTGGACACCCAGCGGGCAGTCCCCCACCGCGTCGATCAGGACATAACAATGGGTCAGTTCGTCCTCGATCACGAATCGCACTTCCTTGATGATGCTTGAGCATTTTCCCATGTCATTTACTCCTCCCCGGGTCCTTGTGGACCCCAGCCTCTTTGCACTCGTAATGGTTGTTGACCGGCACCCCCTCCAAGCATGTATCCCGGCAAGGCGTTCGCCCTGTCGATTCTTTCATGCGCCTCCCGGAGGGATTTCAGAAAGTCGGGCTGGTCAGCCATCGTGGTCTCGCATGAAAGCCTTGATAAATTCCGCCCCTACTTCCGGCGAGATGGCATTACCCGCGGCGCGCAGTCGTCCCACTCTTGCGGGAACCCTAACAGCCAAAGGGGAAAGGCCGGGTTTAGTTGGCCTGAACTTCCCGTCCCGGCAGGGGAGCCATTCGCAGGAGGACCAGAAATTTGAGCCGCTTCGTTGATTGAGAATTGTTTCTTGCTGCCGCTCGGCCTCTTTCTCGCCAAGGGATCGCTGCTGGTCCTGCCCCCGCTGCCCGAGTGCATGTCCGGTGTCAGCCACGGCGCACACTCCGCCATTTTCCTCCGGTACTGCCCCGAACTCTGGCCGTGGCTGGCTTCCGAGGTTGGCGCACTCATCGGCGTCGGCCAAGGCGCTATGCTCCTGGCGATCTGGTCCATCCCCATCTCGTGCTTCCGGTCTCCGCCCCGGCTCCTGAAGTTGTCCACTTGCGGTGTCGGCCACGAGGCCAGTTGGGCTTGCTCCCCGAGGTAAATTGGAACCGTGTTCTGGTTCGCATTTCGCTTCCGGAAGGCCGCACATTTCTCCATCGTTGCTTCGTCCCTTACCCGATCTACCGAAGTTGGCGTGGCCCACGAACCACAATCGCTGCCTGATGTGGAACGCACCGACGCCCGCAGCGCACAAATCAGCCGCCCCAACGGCGTAACCCTCACCCTCCAAGTCATCCGAAACAAGGTCAAGCCACTCAAGGGCAGCCTTGCTCGCAACCTGTTCTCCAAAGATGACTGGAGGCCGGCAGACCCGGATGAGGTGAAACCAGTACGGCCATAGGTGCCGCTCGTCAGCAAACCCCGCTCCCCGGCCTGCCGTGCTGAAAGATTGGCAAGGGCAGGATCCGGTCCAGACGGCTTGGCCATCAGGCCACCCGGCGAGGCGTAGGGCGTAAGGCCACCCCCCAATCCCGGCAAAGAAATGACATTGGCTGTATCCCATAAGCTCGGCTGGCGTGACATCCCTCACATCCCTCTCGTCCACTTCGCCCGGCGGAATATGACCCGCCTTAATCAGCTTCCTCAGCCACTTCGCACAGAACGGGTCGATCTCGTTGTAGTAGGTCGTCATCTATTTTTCATAAATGCCTTGTACCGGGCCGGGTTGCACCACCGCCGTACCAGCGCCCGCCACTCTTTTGTCTCTCCACAGCCGAATAATTCCTCCCTTCCCGGTGCCGCCGCACCCCCACAGCCTCAACCTTCCCCCTAATCTTCCACACTCCCACCATCCTGTCAAGTCTTTATGTCATCCCGACAGATATTTTGTGAAAAAATTATTGGGATTTCACAATCAAGGGGGGCCTCCCCTCAATGAACACCCCCCTTCCCCGGCGAATTTTTTACTATTTTCCTCGCATTTTATTCCAAATATTATTCCAGAATTATTCCTCAATACCGCCGCACCCCCATGGTTGTCACTCTTTAGAGGATGTGTCTCTTTGTCATATAAGTTTTTGGAGAAAAATGTCGGTGGGACTCATTGAATAACATAGGGGGGCCGGTACTCGGTCCCCGGGTTCGGGCTCGGGCCGGGCTGGATGTTGGCAGGGTGGATCGCCAGGCCGGAGCGCCGAGACCGCCTGACCACGGCTTGAGGGATGATGGTAGGGGCTCTTGATAGGGTTAGTGGATACTTAATCCATTAGTCGGTAATAAATAGAATAGTCTTATCAAGTAGATGGCATGGCGTCGAAGCGCTGCGAGTAGGTCGGCGAGTAGGTCGGCTCCTCTAATCCCTTATCATGGCAGGCGCCGGAAGCATGGCTTGAGGCTGCGCCAACTTGCCGGGCTCCTTGATCTCCCCAGTTTCCTCCTCCCCCTGGCCGGTGATGATGAGCGTGATTCCCCCGGCACCCTCTATCACCTCACGCTGCAAACCGAGGCACTTTGCCGCCAGGCCGTAAGCGTCTGTCAATTCCTTGGTGGTCCTTGCCTTTTGACACGCTTTAAGAATGCCTTTAGCAACTGCAATTTCCCCCAAACCCACAGCACGAAAGATTTTCCGGTGATCTTCCGCCTGCTCCTCATATTTTTGGAGTATTTTCTTCGCTAATAGATATTTGTAAGTATTCGTTCCTACCTGATAACCACTCATCGACATAGCCTTGATGATACGAAATTGCATAACAAGGTGATATTCCAGGAATTTTAGCTCTTGAGGAGTCATTTTAGATTTGGTATCATAAATATCTAATATATCTCTATTTATACCATTCCCTTTATTATATATATTATATAGATTAGAGTTTGCATCCTTAGAAGTTGGCTTAGTGGCTGTGGCTGTGGATTTGGGGCGTCCTGGGGGGCGTTTGGGTTTTGAGGTGGCCGGTTTGGGTTTAGGTGGTCTGCCTACTGGCCGTTTTTGGGAAGCTGCGAAAAAGTCAATTTCGGTCTCTTTAATCTCTTCGGTGTCGGTTTTGGTTTGGTTGTCCATTATAATATCTCTCCCATGTATATATATATTATATATAGGGTTTGGTCAGTTTCCCGGTTTCGGCCATAAACCGAGGCTCTGAGACTGGCCAGGTTGAGCGATTTACCAGGGGGCAGGGTTAGCGGCCATGGCCTTTTTCATCTTTTTCTTCCGTTTGGCTTTATCCCGGGCGCGGGCCCGGACCTCACCGCGGTCGATCCCCTGGAGGTGGTCCCGCCTGGCAAGGTCGGCCAGAATCAGACCGACCGCCTTACCATCATCAGCTTGAAACTCAAGAGGCGCTGCGGGCCATAGGCGCCGCGCCAGGGTAAGCGGTGAATCTACCGCGGGCCCGCCGAATTCACTTTGCTCTAACCTCTTTTTCCATTTGAAGAGGCCCGCAACCGCCTGCCAGGTGGCCGGAGCTATTAAATCGAATTCCAGGCCCGCCGCCATAAGCCAGCCTTGCCAGATACCGAAATTAACCATGAGGTTCCCGGCTCGTGAGAATTGGTTATCTATTCCGGCGCCGGTCTGCGGTAGGTTGATGTCCTCAAGATAGGTCTTAACCCTTAACCCCTTCATCATCAATAATATATTCTCATATATATATATAGGGTTTTTGAGGTTCCAACGGTGCGCCGCGACGAATTGACCGGCACTGTCAAGGATACCGATTCCGCCGGTTTGCCCTGGGTCAATTCCCATGAAGTAATTCACTGCAAAATCCCGTTTTAAATTAATTTATTTTATTTATTTTCCTATTTTTTTTGGGCATCTGTCAATACGACCCAGTTTAACCACAGCTTTCCCCAATAATCAAGAGCATTTATGGCATATCAAATTATTTTCGGTTTTTTCTCTTTTTTTAGTTATGTCCTATTGACATATCAGTCAGGCTGTCATATAGTTACCTTAACAGCTTGATAAACCACTAACCCAGGAGGGATGACGATGAAAACAGGCCAACGGGTAATGATTTATCTTGACCCATTAACCGAACAGAAACCAGAGGATGAAGCTATTTTAATGTCCAAAGTGACAGAGGACCATGACACGGAAACGTGGCGAGTTGTCTTTGTTTCTGATGCTTTTCAGACCACGCGGACAATTAAAAAGACAGTTTAACCCTATCACCAGGAGGCCCCGGTTATGACGCTGCGAGAGTTAATCAGGATTTTGATCGAATCTCCCCTTTACTGGGGCTTGAGCGTCCGGGAGCGGTTGACGTTGGCCCGGTTGCCCTTAACCTATTCACCCAAATTTCAGGGAGCTTAAACAATCATGGGAGAATACATCACCACCAACAACGGCAACAAAATCAAGCTCGGGACTTGTGAACATCTTATGTATGTCCGCAAAGATGAGGTGGAGTCAGAGGCGCTGGTTAATTCTGCGATCCGGGAATACTTGGACCCTAAATGCAGTTGGATTTATCGCTTTCCCTGGCCCCAGGAAGACGGCCAGATGATCGCGTGCGCCGGCGAGCGTGAGCCGTTCGACTATGGCCACTTCGTCTTTGCCTGCGACGACCTGGAGGTTGAACATCAGGAAATCGCTAAACACGTTTCGGCCGGTCACAGCTATGGGCTTAACGTCATGATCCCCTGCCCGGCTGGGAAAGATTTCAACCTCAAGCGGAGTTTAGGCGACACCTTTCACCCCTTCCGCATCATCGGGGAAAGGGTCAAGCCGGGGCAATATTACACCGTTTTCGCCTGCGGATACTGCGATCAATGGTTTTCTCTCGAAGAGGAAGAGGGGATAGAGAAAATCCGCCAGGCGATCCTGGCCTGTGAGCCACGAGAGGAAAGAGATAAGCCCGATACCTGGTACAAGAAAGTGGTGGCCAGGCTCAGGGCCAGATAGTGAGGGGGAACCCATGCACCGAATCCTAACCGACATTCGAGTAATTTTGCTTGGCGCGGTGATCCTGGTAATCCTGGCGATCTTAACTGACAAATGAAGGAGGTGGAGACGATGACCAAAGATCAAACCAGACGCGAAATCTCTAAGATGAAACCAGGGATTTTGGAATATCTGGAGAAAGAAACTGATAAGACTACTCCAGAAAAGGGCGGCGCCTGCCGTTGCCGGGCTAACCGTGGCGAGTGGTCCTATATCGTGAAGGTGAACAAAGTTTCTGTATCGGTTGAAGATAATTGGGGCAATGAAGGCCCTAACTTCTCCCGAACTGTGAAATTTACGGACATCAAAAGTATGATGAGCGCCGCCGAAGTGCAGGAGAAACGCGAAGCCGGATTAATTGCCGAAAATGCTTATAAATCGGCTTTTTGGTTATTTGACAGTCTCGCCCCTTCTTCAAAACAGCCGGAAGAAATCAAGCCGGAAAAGGAAATTGAAGCGGAAAGGGAAAACCCGGCTTGACTTCTCAGGGTAGGCCGGGGCCGCAAGGCCCTGGCCCGCCTTGAGCAGTTAAACCTACGAATGGAGGATTAAAGTCATGGCAAGGAAAACGGCACAGACCGAACCCGGCGAACCCCAGCGCACCAAGCACTTGAACGCTGACCAATGCAAGGTGGCCGCGGCCAAAATCAGCGTAGAGCGCCGGAGTTATGAAGCTGATGTCGCCCGGTATGCTCAGGCCCAATTTCACAGTGATCCTTTCCTGGGCTCATTTCTTCCGATCTGGCCCGCGGATTATGACCTGTGCGTCGAAAAGATCAACCGCCTCTATCACCCGGAAGAGGCTGAGCTCATCATCGCCGGGCTGACAGCGTAGGAGGAGACCATGCAAATCATGTGGGAAAAAGGCCAGCAAGGCGTCTGGTGGGTATTTTTGCTTCTTGAGGAAGGAGTAGAAAGCGTCATGTTTTGGAACCTTAACCGGATACAGCATACCTACCCATGGCACAGGGTTGACCGTTATCCGTTTCCTGTTTAACCCCTGAACCCTGGCCCCTACGGGAGCCGGGCTTGAGTGGTTAAATAATAAGCGATGGAGGATTAGTTATGGGCTCACCGGAATCATCGGCAAATATCAAATTTCCAGTATCTCAGATAGATCAAGAGATACGGGAACACCTGACGGATTACTATGGCGTCAAATTTAACGCGGATGGCAGTCTCACGGAAGACGTAGGGCCGTGGGACACGGAAATAGAGGTTGAAGATGGTCTCTTTTTCATGCACAACAGCCAGGCCCGCGACGGAGAGTTCTCGGACCTGGAAATCCTGCTCATCGAAAAGGGAATCCCCTTTGACCGGACCTCTTACATGGAATGGCAATGCCCGCCGCGGTGTAGGATTTTTCGGCCTGCTAATTCAAATCTCCTGGGTCGCGGCAACCTGGTGGATCTTGACATTCGCATCAACCTGGATGCCGACGCCTACGAGCCTGTGGTGAGCGTAACCAAAATCCGGGAGATCATCAAGAGAGGAACGGCCATTGATGAGACCGAAGAAATGCAGGATGAAGTTGACCGAATTGGCCTAATAGCCTATCAGAAACTCATTGACTTGCTGGCCTACCTTGACGAAATCGTTCCCCCCTGCCCGCCCCTGGCGGATTATGTGAAGGAGGGTTAATCATGTTGGATAACATTGATCGTGAAAAGCGCGCCGGAGAAGCATTAAGGGCTTATCCCGGATTTGAAGAAGAGGATATTTCCTCTTCAATCGTGGACTTGGTGTCGGACCTGCTGCACCTAGCCCGGAGTTTGGACATCGAACCGGACTACATCATCCACATGGCGACGATGCACTACGACGCCGAAGTGGAAGAAGCCGCGCTGGGTGCGCCATGAAATCCTTGGCCCACGTCCTTGCGGGGCGATGGTGCGTAAACGCGGGGGCCGTGCTCAAGTGGCTCAAGGCCCGGCATATCGAAAAAATAACCGACCTTATGCGCTTTGGTTTTCCTCACAGCGTAGGAATGGAAAAGGCGCTTGCCGACTTTTGGGAGTTTTCGACATGAAAACCGCCCTAATCGTATGCTGGCTAATTTTCCTTGGGCTGGTGGCCTGGGGCGGATGGGAAAAGGGGAAATAACCCCATACCCTAACCCTTAACCGGGGAAGATCGGCGCTCCTGGGGCGTCTCAAGAGGCCGATTTTCCCCGAAATGGAGGAATTAAGGAATGAAATCACATTGGCTTGATTACTCAGAACTTCCGGCTTATTTGGGGCTGTGCAAAAAAAATCTATCTGATGATGATGCAGGCCCCAACTATGCGGGAGAAGCTATAACAAACTTCCCGGCAGGAGTAACTTGCCCGAAATGCCTACAACTGCTACGCGAACGCCAAGCAGAAGGCAGGCCCCCATTTGGAACAGGAGCACCCCAGCGTAAAAAACAGCTTGCGGCTTAACCGCGAACCGGGGGAGACCCAGCGTCTCCCCCATCCCTCAAAGGATTATCACATGACCGCTAAATGGGATATGCTGGCAAAAATTGGAAGGGTTGAGGCAATAATTACCTTCGATGACGAAAATACTCTGAACATCGACATCTATCGATTAGGGGAATCAAAAACCGGCGATGCAATAGCTACCTTTGAAATCGTCCTTGATGATTCTACTTCACCAAAAGGAAGGGTTACGCTCACATGACCGCCAAGCAATTCACCCGCCGCCGACAAAAACTCTACCGGACGCAGATTCAAGCCGCAGAGGCCCTGGGAGTCAAGAGAAATACAATAACCATGTGGGAGACCGGCAAGAACCCGGTGCCCCGGTGGGCTATAAAATTTTTGGAGTGTCTTTCTGCCTCCGTCCAGTACGCGCCCAAAACGGCAACCGGCTCCGTCCAGTAAATTACGGTTGTGTCCTGGCGATAGAATACCCCTACAAACGCGCCAGACTCATTCTAAGGTTGATTTGGGGACGGGTGAATGGTAAGGGTAAGGGTAAAATACGAAATCCAGTAACCATAAGGCCCGGAGAAATCCGGGCCTTTTTTCTTGTCCATTTTACGTCCAGTAAATCCAGTCTCACTTCTGATTCAACGCCGCCTTGAACCCCGGCGACGCCCGGAACAAGATACCCTTCCGGGCCGGGACCTTGACCTTCTCGCCCTTCTTCGGGCCGTTCATCACCACCGTTTCCCGGGCCTTACGATCCCGCGCCGTGAACACCCCGAGACCGGCGAAAGTAAACCGTCCGGTATCCATCAACTCCGTGATGACCAGATCCCGAACTGCCTGCAGGGCCCTCTTGGCCGCTGCCTTGGTGATTTTTGCCCGAACTGCGATTTCCTCAATCTGCGTTACCTGCATCATGGCTTGTCTCCTTTTTTAGTTGTGGCCGGTGTCTGCCGGGTCATTCACTTTTTGCGGGGGCTTCCGATAGCCTCCCGTGACAAATTTTCTCGCGTGGTTTTGAAGGCATATCTCTGAACAAAAATCAAACTCTTGTTCCAAAGAAAGCCTGTCGTTTATGTCCGAGTCACGCCTGATAACAAGAGGCGGTCGCCCTTTGAATTTGCGCTTACATGCGTCGCATTGATAAAATCTCATTCATCATCCCTCCGTCCAGTTCCCAAACGTCATAAATTCCTTCCTGTACGCGGCCTTAATCCGTCCCGTGGGGCCGTTGCGCTGCTTCGCTACTCGGATTTCGGCCATCCCCTTGTCCGGAGAGTCCTCTCGGTACACCTCGTCTCGGTAAATGAACATGACCACATCGGCATCCTGTTCCTGGGATCCGCTTTCCCGCAGATCGGCCAGTTGCGGCCGCTTGTTGGGGCGGGCTTCCAGGTTCCGGTTTAGCTGGCTCAGGGCGATGACCGGGAGGTATAATTCTTTCGCCAGGGCCTTGAGGGCTCCCGAGATTTCCGAAATTTCCTGCTCCCGGCTCCGGGCCCCCTTGTATTTCGCCAACTGCAAATAATCCACAATCACCAGGCCGATGTTTTGCCGGGACTTCAGGCGCCGGCAAAGGGAACGGATTGCCAGAATACTCATGGCCGGCTTGTCGATGATGAAGATCGGCAGGTCCAGCAACTCGCCGGCCGCCGACTGCAGACGGGCCCAACCGTCCCCGTCCAGCCTGGCGCTGCGCAAGTGGTAGGCGTTAATCCCGCCGACGCTGGCCAACTGGCGCTGCACCAACTGTTCCTTGGGTTGCTCCATCGAAAAGAAGGCCACGGGCACTTTAGCAACTTTAGCAGCGTGATAGGCGAAGCTATTCAATGCAAGTGCGGTCTTGCCCATTGAGGGCCGGGCCCCCACCAAGATCAGGTCGCCGTTCTGCCAACCGCCGGTGATGGCGTCCAGGTCGGTCAGACCGCTTGGCACCCCCAAGACCCCTTTCTTGTGCTGCCAGATTTTCTCCAGGCGCTCCACCACGGGCGGGACAATATCCGACTCGGTGTAAACCGCCTGGACCTCCTGGCCGTCCTTGATCTGGTAGATTTTTTCTTCGGCAGCGTCTATGAACTCATCGACATTATCCACCGGGTCAAAGCATTTACTGGCGATTTGCTGGGTGGCATCCAGTAGGCGCCGGAGCATCGCCTTCTCTCGGACGATCCGGGCATACCGAGTAAAGTTCGTTGCGAATCCAACCGCTTCAGATAACGCGGCCAAATAAACAGGCCCACCGCATTCCTCTAATTGGCCCCGGTCTTTGAGATATTGGGTGACGGTGACCAGATCAACCGCTTCTTCAATCCCATAAAGATCGGTCATGGCAAAAAAGATTTTACGGTGTTTAATTTGGTAGAAATCTTCCGTGTCAAGCAACTCTACCGCCTCGTCCATTAATTCCGGCCTGATAAATAAAGACCCCAAGGCAGCACATTCAGCCTCTAAAGACGCAGGAGGAGTATATATTTTATTTTGCTCGTCTTTTTCTTTGGTTTTCATTTATTCTCTCTCTGTTTTGTTGAGCATAAGACCGTCTTTTATCGTTGTTGATAAGACGGTACCTTTTCAGTCTTTCCTTCCGACACTCTGGATGAATAAAAGACCCTCGGCTGTGTTTAACTAAATTATCTAAGGAATCATACTCCTTGCACTCTACACATTTCCACCAGTCGGCGTGGCCACAAGACCTAAGTGCTCTGGTTCTTTTGTGAAGTAGAGAATAGTATGCTTGATCTTGGCAAATGACTAATTGTTTAATGGTGTGATGGTGTATCACCACCTCACGCGGTAATGGTTTACCGAGGGCACTTTCAGCTATAAGAGTATGTAAAAAAACATACCCGTGCCCATGCGCCCTATGATGTTTTGGCATAAGAATATCTAAATAACCACGCTCGCGTCCTTTTTTACCTACCTGAGAAACGCCGCCGTTCCAGTTATGGGGTGCTTGGCCCTTCCACTTCAATTTTGCCCAATGACCGACGATAAATTTAATAGGTTGCCCTTTGACCCAACCAAGTTTTTTATTCGTTTGTGGAGCCAATCTCGTTCTTTCGCCGCAACCGCATTGGCAAAAACCCAAGTTCAAAACAATGCCACGGGGCCACCGGGCCTCGGGGCTGGCCGGCGGGGTGTAGCCGGCAGGCTGCTCTTCTGGTTTTCAGTTAGAGCGGGGCATTAAATTCCTTCCCAAAGAGGACAATCAAACTTTAATTTATCACTGCGTATATCAGGACCATCTTCCCGTTCACAATAAGGGCCAAATTCAGGGTCGTTTTTGAGATTCCTACAGGATTTACAGGCCCTCCTTGCGGGATTCCCGAAGCACCAGGCCTCGTGAGAGATAACCGCTCTTTTGCTAATTCGATTGAAGCCGCACCCGAAGTCGCATTTGAAGGCATGACATTTTGTTGGCACTTCATCACCTCTCCAACTGCTTCTGCAGCCCTTCCAGCCCGAGGAGCGCGCCCCGGTCCTCCGCCTCCAACACCTCGGTATAGACCCGCTCGAAATCCCGGCGCCGGAAGTCCAGGTCTTTATACTCCATTCGGTTAAACGCCTCCCAGCCGCCACAGACTTGCAGGGCTCGCACCGTGGCCGGGTCCGTTGGCCCCCCCTCGCCTCTCTCCGCAGCGATGATGAGTTGACCCCACCGCTCCGCCGCCGTCGGCCGGCCCTGGTTCCGTAGAGCCAAGACCACTCCTTTGAGTTCCGCAATTTTAGGAAACCATTTACAGGTATCGAGGCAGTTATCTACGGCAACCTCAAATTCCTTGTCCGTTAAACCCCAAAGCCGATCTCGGTAAGCCTCTATGGTGGGCTGGGTCAAACTTACATCAGGATAACCAGACGCGAGTTTGAACATCCCTTTGATAAAAGTTTCTTCGGTCATTCTCCAAGCCTCCGTTCGGCATATTTTTTAAGACCAGGGAGTCCCTTGGGTGCATTTGAAGGGCCTCCCCCACCATCATATTTGCCATCCAAGATCACCTCAGCATGACTCACCATGAAATCAAAACTGGCTTTCCAGCCGCGGTCATTCATCCCCCGACAATGCGGCGAATCAAAGAGCCTGAGAATCACCCTCTCCCACCACGCCCTTTCAGGGTTGCGCTTCAGGGCGTCTTTGATTTTGTCCATGTCTTTAGGTTTGCGCTGGAGAGGAAGGTTGACCCTGGATAGCTCCGGAGGAGCTTTCTCGTTCCACAGCTTTGCTAAATTTTGAGGAGACGGAGCCTTCCCCCCTGGAAGGGGGGTAGGGGGGTTATCTTTTTCTTCTGTTTTTATTTCTTCTTCTGTTTCTTCTTCTGTTTTACGGGATAGGGTATAGGTATAGGGTATCAATAGGGTATCGTAATATTCCAAAAAATCCTTAATCAAAGGGCAATTATGTAATGTATTAAAATGGTTAGCAACTCCCTTGAGTTGCTGTTTTGATATAGATTGACCCTTCCCCTCTGGATTACCTCCATCAAGGGTGGTTTTCGTCTGCCATTTAAACATCTTTCTAACCCAAACCATTGAAAACTCTGGATTATATTGAATAAACCTATACCGTACCGATAGGGTATCAATACCCTTTAAGACTGTTTTTTCACTTAATTTGGTCTGCTTTCCGATTGATTCAAATTCAAAGAAATAGAGTCCTGAGTAGTGTCTGTAAGGGTTTGTAATAAACCAGACCAAAAGCAGCATTTCGTCTGAAGTCAATTTCCGGATTTCTGGATCAGTCCAGAATCCATCGTGAAATTGGGAATAAGACATATATTTAAAATCCCTCCCCGGCCCCCGAAGATACCGGGATTAAGATCACCATGGTACATCCGCTTCGGCTTTGCGTTCGGTCTTAGCCCCGACGAACTCCACCGTGTCCGCCACGATCTCACACCTCACGATCTTCTGGCCGGCCTTTTCGTATTCGGAGTAACTGAGTTTTCCGGTGACGCCACACCACGAGCCGGAGAAGAAAAACTTCTCCACGAACTCCGCCGTTTTCTGCCAGGTGACGATGTTGTGCCAGATGCTTTTTATGCTCCAGGTGCCATCGGCGTTCCGGGTGCTCTCCTTGGTTGCCATGCTGAATTTGCACACCGCGGTTTGTTTGGCCCCGATGTGCTTCATTATCGGATCCTTGCCAATTATTCCGCACAGACAAACCTTATTCATTGACAGCCCCCTACTTTATCACTGCTCTTTGTTTCATGTATTCCCAAATACACGAACTGTGGTAACAAGTTTGGGCTTTTACATGATGATATAAGTTGGCAGGATCATCATACTGCTTACAGATCCAACATCTCCTCCAGGTGGTATGGCCGCAAGCCGCAAGAGCCCTTTTTCTTCGATGGAGTAAAAGATGATACGCTTGGTTTTGACAAACAACTAACTGCTCAGGAGTGTGGTGGTGGACAACTGCTTTGGGGGGTAGGGACTTGCCCAGGGCTTTCTCAGCAATAAGGATATGTTCAAAAACATGGCCCCTATGTGCCCTGGGATGACCAGGCATATAAACCGTAGCGTAACCAGCCTTCGTCTTTGATCTGCCGCCCTTCCAAAAGGTGCAGGACGGCCCCTTGGCGAGATTGTGGCCCAAGATGAACTTGAGATGTTCACCCTTCGCCGCCCCATACCGCTTGTCGGTATATTTGGAGACTGGGGCCTCTTGGCCGCACCCGCATTGACACTTGTTCATGGGGAAGGGGCTTCTTTTCTTGTGGTGGGCATAACTCTTTCCTCCTGTGAGGTGAGATGGTGTTGTTTGCAAATCAGGCACCGGTAGGCCCGAATCGGATGCGGCGTATCCAGCGCGGCGGTGTCTTTGATCTTCGCCAGAGCCATGAGCGCCCGTATCCGGCTCTTGTAACAGACCTTGCCGCTTGGGCACTCCATTACATAGGCCATTCCTGAATTTTCTCCGGCAATTTAAGATTATCCTTGAGGAACAGACTGACTCCCGCCGCCCGGTATTGGTCAATGAGGCCCTGGACCCACTGATTTTTCGGCTTCACCGCCCCCGGCCCGGTCATGGCTCCGATGATGGCCCACTTGATTCCATCGAAGGGGATTTTATAGTCACCGACAAAATGCTGGCCCCGATTCCCAAATTCATCTTCAAATAAATAATGGTCAACGACCATATCCCCCAGCAACGGCTCATGGCTCACGAATTTTACCGCAGCATCCATCTTCAAGAGCCAGGGCAGCCGTTCATCCGCATCCGCCTGGTTCGTGACCGTCGTGCCGACCCAGCAGTTAGAGGGCCAGGGGTTGAAGTCTTTCAGGCGCTTCGGGTTTTTGGTGAGGAATTGGAAGGTGTGACGCGGGCATGTCTTCGCCTGGGCCAGAACCAGTTCAATTTGAAACTCAAATGTGGTGGGGTGAAACAGATCCCCCATGGATTGCACGAAGATCCGTCGAGGTTTTTTCCAGTGGTGAGGTTTATCAAGCATCTCCGGGTGCCAGTGAGGGATGAACTTGCGGCAGAGATCGCAGTCCCTTAAACTCCTGGTAGCCAGTCTCCGGGCGTAACAATAGGAGCATGGCTGTGGATTCTCAGGTGTTCCTCCTGGGCCGTAACAGCCCCAGCCGAGGGGGTTTAGCGCTTCGTCAGTCCACTCTATTTTGCTGGGCATGGGCGGCCTACCAGCACAGCCAGGTAATGAGGCAAGCCGAGGCGAAGATGATGAATCCCCAGGCGGGTTTAACCCACCAGGGAATGTGCTCAAGGGCGAGACATTCAATGCAGCGACAGTCCATAACGCCTCCTTTTTACTCTCCGGTTATTAAATCCAGGTCGAAGTTCTTACCAAACTTGATGACTTTCTCGGGCAGATGAATAACAAACGGATGGCTCAGGCCACAGGTCCGTGCCCAGCAACCAGCCACGCGCCGGTAAAAAAAAACTCCGATGTGGTCCACCAGCAGCCGGGACGAGCCTTTCTCCCATAACCCCGGACCCACCGATTTCCATTCGCAGGCCCGCAAGGTTATTTCCAGGGCGAGGCCCGGGTTTCGGCGATGGTCTTCGTTATCGGCCACGCCCCGCCCCCTTTTTGGTCTCCTTCTTTTGTTTTTTGGGGCAGAGCTTACAGAGGTGCGGGAAGGCTTGCGTTAATTCAGGCCGTAGGTGGATAATATTGAGGCCGGTGAGCCGCGGATCGCCTTGGGCCCGGTCCAGGACCTTGCAGGCTTGATCAATCCTGAATCGCTTCCGGCCAGCATTGATATGATAGATCGTGGTGCGATCACAGCCGGCGGTCTCGGCATAATCCGACGGGATGGTCATGGGTGGGGGTTGATATTTAGACAAATCATTATCCTTATGATGATTTTGGCAAGCAGGATGTTCTATCTTATGGCAAAGCGGGCAGAGCCAGATTACTTCAAGAGGCTTTTCGTAATTCTCATGGTGAGCATGAAGGTGCTTTGGCGATTTCCCGCACTTTTGACATCTATCAGGTTTGATCAACTTACCGCTATCTACGGCAGCCTTCACCTTAACCTGGGCCAGCTTAGAGATTGGAGTTTTATTCATCACTGTTCTCCGAATCCAAAAGCATGGCAGGGGGGATCCTGAGTGCCTTGGCAATCTTATTGAGGGTTTTAAACCCTCCCACGCCATTCTTCTCCCATGCCTCAATAGCCTGACGGGTAACTGGTGGCTCGCATTTCAGGGCCAGTTCGGTGGTGGTCCACTTCTGGCCCTCTCGGAATTCTTTGATTTTGTTGCCGCTGACTCGCATAAGCCCATTATAGGAGGGCTTTTAGATTTTGCAACAATATTATTCCAATTAATTTCATTTGATGGCAAAAAAACAGTTGCAATCCGGTGAAAAGCGTTTATCATCATCATCAAGCCCCTCAATCTCCCTTCACGAGCAAGCAGGATCAGGCGACGCTGGGAGATGAAAGGCCCACTACCTCAGAGACCTATGGCTGATGGTGAAGGGTGGCGGGAACGGGGCGCAAGGTTCCACAGCCTGAGTGGTTGCGGCGAGATAGGGTGCCCAAGCGGTGGAGACAGTCTGCCGGGAGTGAAAAACTGAGCGAGATGTCGTGAGTGTGCCGACCCTTGGAGCCTGTAAGAGTGGGCATCTTGCAATCCTTACCTCCGACCCAAGTTAATGTCTCGCCGTAGCCAACTGAGGCTGCGGGAAAAACCAGAAGGAGAGGTGTGTCTTATGACCAAAGGAAAGGTAGAAGCAGTACCGGAAGTAAGGATAGAAACTGTAGCGGAAACCTTGGCCGGCGTAGCTGCCAGCCCAGAAAACCCCGCCAGCATCCAAACCGAATTTGACACCGAAATCCTCAAGTGCATCCTGACGGACTCCGAACTCCAAAACTACGGGATCCTGGCAGCGCGGCATGACCAAGAAGTTGATCAGGCCGAATTGGAACTGACCGCGGTTAAAAGCCAGTTCAAAAACCGGATCGACGCCGCAACCTCCAAGCGGAAGGAGTTGGCCGCCAAGATTAACCAGGGGTATGAATTCCGCACCGTGGATGTCCAGATCGTCAAGGACTTCACGAACAACACGGTGACCACTATCCGCCAGGACACCGGCGTAACGGTTAAGCAGCGCACGATGACCCGGCAGGAATGCCAGCGGCCCCTGGGGTTTGGCGAGGAGGTAGCGTAAAACTTCCAAGCGTGACCCAAATCCTGGCTCCGCACTCGGATTTCTCTCAGGTGCCGGCGCACCTCTTGGGCCCGGCCCAGGACCGAGGGGATGCTGTCCATGAGCTTTGTGCGCTCTACGCGAATCGTTTATGGATTCAGGAAGTCCCTGTAAAGATTGATGGGTATTTTCAGAGCTTCAAAGCGTGGTTTGACCAGGCCGTTGAAGAGGTTATTTTGGTGGAAGCGGAGTTACGAGACGAGGACCGGGCCTTCTGCGGCCATCCCGATTTGATCGCCCGGCTCCGGGGAGACACCGGCCTCAGCCTGATTGATTATAAGACCGCGAAGCCGCTGTCAAAGGGGTGGCGCCTGCAGTTGGCTGGATATAAACTGCTGGCCGAAAAGAACGGCTACCCCATCACCCGGGTCGCTTCCCTGCGGCCCCAACAGGACGGCAGGGTCGCCAAATTCCAGGGGTACGAGCGGACCTTGGCTTACGATGCCAGTATTTTCCTGGCAGAACTCGCAGTCTGGAGGTTTTTTCATGCAGCAACAAGATGAAGAACTGGATTTTTTCGCCGCCACCAAGACCCCGCCCCCCCCCGTTGAAGAACCCGAAGCCCCTCCCGTAGAGGCAGAGGTCCTGCCGGGGCTACCCGCCATCATAGAGTATAAAACCCAGCAGGCTGTAACTCGGATCTACCAGTTCGAGCAGAAGGTCAACAGGGCCATCGCCGGCAGCAAGAAGATCGTGGCCATTCGGGATGAGGCCACCAATGCGCTTTCAGCGACGGCGGCGTCTGAGGTCACCCGCCTCATTGAGGACATCGAGACCGTCCGGAAGCACTTCACGGCGCCTCACACGAAATTTAACCAGAAGGTGAACGAGTTCGCCAAGAAGTATTCCGACCCCTTGGGTAAGGAACAGGCCCGCCAGAAGATGATGCTGACCGGCTGGCACAACGCCCAGGAGATGGAGAAGCGCCGGAAGGAGGCGGCCGCCCGAGAGGAACAGCGCAAGGCCCAAGCGGAGGTGGACGCCGAAGCCCAAAGGCTCCGGGACGAAGCGCAGGAAAAGGTGGACAACGCCGCGGCAGAGCTTGAACGCCTAAAGACGGTCCCGGGCCTCCATGATGACCAAATTGCCGCCCTGGAGAAAACCATCGAAGAAGAATCGGTGGCGGCTGCGGCTGAGACGCCCATGGTGGCCTTCCCGGTGGTGGCGGAACAGGACAAGGTGGTGCGCACCTTGGCGGGATCGGCCTCCTTCGCCCACTATTTCACTTGGGAACTGGAAAACATCGACCAGGTGGATCGGAAATGGCTGGTGGTGGACGACAAGAAGATCACCCAGGCGGTTAAGGGCGGGTTGAGGAATGAATCCGGTTTCAGAATATTCGACCGGACCACGGCAAAGATTAAGGCGTGATATGGGAAACACCAGAAAACCAGGACAAAAGACCTGTGCCCAGTGCCATTATTGGGAAGGAAACTGGCGGGCCAAATCGAGACGAATAGCCCAGCGGTGTCTCAAGGGAGCGAGTCCCCATAAGGGCACCTTAATCGGCGGAGGTACGACGCCTTGCCACCTATTTAAGTGGCACGATGTCGAGGGAGCTAAACCAAGGGATTGCAGATAATCGCAAATTGAGAGGATTCTATGCCCAAGGAGAGAATCGCATGAGCAGTCAAAACTCTGCATCAACTCAAGAAGTAATGGTTCAAGCCTTTAAAGAAGACATGAACAAGATAGTCCCTTACCTTGAAAGCCTTCTGCCATTCAAGGGCGGTGTTGAAAAATTTATCCAGATGGCTCGGTTGGCTATTTTGCGGGACCCAAGCCTTTTATCCTGTAACCGGAAAAGCCTGCTTTTAGCCATCCTCTGGTGCGCCAGCAAAAATCTTGAGCCCGGGGTAGATGACGGCGCCTGGCTGATCCCGTTTAAAGGTATCGTGGTCCCGGTGCCGGCCTACAAGGGCCTGATCAAAAAGGCCACGGAAACCGAGTCGGTCAAAGATGTTCAACCCTTCCCGGTCTTCGCTAATGACACCTTTGAATACGGGTTGGGGCTGACCCCGTACATTGACCACAAGCCGCCCAAGCTGGGAGCACCCCGCGGCGACCTGATCGGCGTCTATGTGATCATCACCATGCCCGACATGACCAAGCGGTTCTGGGTCATGGACCGGGCCGATGTGGAAGCGATCCGGAATTCCTCGGCGGCTTATAAGGCCAAACCCAACGAAGGACCCTGGCACGACTGGTTTGAGAAGATGGCCATGAAGACCGTGATCAAGCAGGGGCTCAAATACATTCCCGTGAAGCCCCCCGTGCGGGACCTGCTTGAGGATGATGGCCGGATGGAGGCCGGGGAGTCCGTCGCCACGCTTCTGCGCCAGAGCGGCGCCGAACTGGATGGGCTGGAAGGAGAGGATCCGGCCGGGACCAGCGGCGAAGCACCGGAGCCCGACACCAGCGCCTTCGACAAGTTGGTGGTGGAGAAAAACCTGGGAACGATCCAGAAAAAGCACTTGGACCTCTTCCTGAAGGAAACCGTCGCTGCGCAAAAGAAAGTGAAGACCACAGTGGCACAACTGAAGGTCAAGGCTACGGGGACCATTTTACATGAGGAGTCTGGCGAGCAGGTATCACGGTTCCCCAACTTTTGGTTGGCTTTTGAGCAGTGGGAGGCCGGCAGGTTCCCGAAAAAGGAAGAACCCAAGAAGGAGCCCCCGGCCATCAACGCTGGCGGTCCCCCGCCAGGAGAAGTCCCGCCGGCAGGTGCCACCGGAGAGCCGGTCGTGGAAGCGGAAATCGTGGAGGAAGGGCCTGGTGAGGGTGAAGGGGAATCTGCGGGCGAGGGAGATCCCTGGCCGGACGCGGCGCCTGAGCGGACCTTCGAGCAAGAGCAGGGCGACCTCTGGAACATCGTCATCCAGAAGGGCATTCCTCTCAAGGACATTATGGCCAAGGTAGCCGTCAAGAACATGGCCGACATCACGCCCGAGAACATTGCCAGCGTGAAGGCCTTCGTCACCTCCTGGGAGCCGGCGGGGAAGGGAAAGAAATAGGAATGAAAATGCGCCAGGGTGGCTGGGAAGGGGCGTCGGGGAAGATGGCGCCATGGCGTGTCGATGAGGCTGGCCACTTGCCTCGGTGAATCCCGGGCACACTTCGCGCTGAGGGGCGGTTATACGATTCGCCAGCTACGGCTTTTCCTGTCTTGGGATTTCACCGTCGCAATGCTGGCCTGCCCCAAGGCGCTTATAAGGAGACGATGATGAGCGCAAGACCGAGAGTAAGACACGAGTTAAAGACTTGGCCGCAGTTTTTCCAGCCAATCTTGAATGGGATTAAGCGGTTCGAACTTCGCCGGGATGACCGCCTGGAAAGTTTCCAGGTGGGGGATGAGTTGCTGTTGAAGGAATGGGACCCAGCTACGTTTGAACACCTCATGTCTTTGGAGCATGAACCTCCGTCCGAGGACGCTATTGAGCGATTCAAAGAAGCGGCCTATACCGGCCGGGAAGTCCTGGTGAGGGTCGATTATATTCTCTGGGCCGAAGATATTAACAAGATCAATGCTGTTTCCAGGCCCGATAGTTTCTTGGAATCCATCGGCGGCAAGATTCTTCAGCCCGGCTTCGTCATTATGAGCGTGTCGCTGATTTCTTAGAGGAGACGATGATGCCAGAGGCCTCACCCTGTAAATCGTGTCCCGAATGGGGAGAGGGCTTCACGGAACGCTGTCTCCCTACCTGTAAAAAGGTCGAGGAATATCAACAAAGGGTGAGCTCCGGACAGGCGCGCTATGCGGATTGTGTCAGGGTACTTCCTTCGGCAAAGCCGTCTCCACCACCACCTCAAAAGGAACCGAAAATGAGCGCATTCGACCGACTGGTCCGTAAAGGTGAGAAAAAGACAGCTATCCTCAAGGCTCTTGATTTTTTAAGTCACAAGGAAAACAACCTAAAGGGAGGTGTCACTAAGAGGGCCATCGCCGACCACTTGGGGGAGACTAACGCCGTCCTGGAATACTGGTTTCAGTTGTTGAAGAAAGAGGGCGTCATCGACATTACTGGAGGTGGCCCCGGCGCCCCGGCCACGATCTCCTGGACCAAGAAGCCGGAAGAGACGACGAATATCAATCAAGTCGTTGCCCCAAAAGAAGATGGAATTCTGACCGGTGATCCACCGTCCTCTGAGAGGGTGAGGGTGAAGGAGACGGCTCTTATAGAGAGGGGAATAAAACCGCCTCCGCCGGTCCATCCCTGCCCAAACCATGAAGACCGGGAACAGAAGGTCGGTAGAAATGGCAGACGCCTCGGGGTTTGTGACGAATGCTTATCGACCAGGGATTCACCTAAGAATTTAGATCGTGCCCGTGAGGGCGGGCGTATGGTGCAATTATATTTTCACGACAAACACCTTGACCTGAAGGCGTGGCTGGATAAAGAGGCTGAGAGCAACGAGCGCACCATCCAGCAGGAGATCATCTATCTCCTGAAACAGGCCAGGATATTCATTGAAGGCGGTTATGTGATCAGCATCGTTAAAGGACACTATGTCGAAAAAGGATAATCTCAGCCCCCAGGTAGTTCAACTGGCTATTAATTCCTATCTGGAAGCTCTCAGGGAGGCCAAGGGCGAACGCGTGGCGGAGATGACTGATCTGTTCTACCAGAAAGGTTTCTTCTTCCTACGGACGGCAGGGTGTAGCAAGGAGGCCCCGGCGATCCCCTACCGGCTGTCTCAAATCCAAAAAATGACCACAGAATTAGAGACCGCATAACATGGCCCATACCGACGCTTGTAAAATCCAAGTCACGGAATTCGTGAGGAAGTTAGCCGACAAGGGCATGTCTATCAATAAAGCCTGTGAAGTGGCTGAAAAAGAAAGTGATGGGATACCATCAGAGACAATCCGCAGGTGGTGGAAAGAAATTAAAACGCAGACTGCCGCCGAGTTGGTCAAAAATGACCAACCTCTGCCAACCCCTGAAAATTCCCCACAAATTCAAGAAAATCAAGTTGCGGAATATGGCGGCACAAGGGACGGTGCAGGCCGGCCACCGAAGTATGCGCCCCCGAAACCATCTTCACCACCCCCAAAGCCAATCTCCTTTGCACTTGATTTCGCGACCATGGCGATAAGTCAGTTGGAAAGGATCAGGGATGACGACCCCAAACGGGAAGATGCATTTAATGAAGTTATAAAATGGATTAACAACCAATTAAACAAGGAGAACGGAAATGGCAAGAATCCTGGAAACAAATAATTATAGCAAATTTGTGCTCTCACCTTTCAACCGTAATGTGAGAAGGACTTGGAACCTTGAAACCTCCATGCTGAAATACGGGTTCCGTGATTCCGAGCCCATTGAAGTCATAAGACTTGAAAATGGGCATCTGGAAATCCAGGAAGGCCATCACCGTTTTGAGGTGTGCAAGAAGCTCGGCATCCCTGTGAAGTACGTTGAGGTTAATGAGGCCCTTCCTCGGGGAGTTAGAGCAAAGACGGTCCAACCTTGGAGTTTGAAAGACTACCTGGACTCTTATGTGAGGGCGAATCTGCCGACGTATCTTGTGGTTAAAAAATACCAAGAAAGATCCGGTATCCCTCTTTCTTGTTGTATAAACATGCTGGCGGGAGATAGTGCTGGTAGCGGCAACTGGAGTGACCACTTCAAAAATGGCACCTACCGCTTGGTGGCTGGTTCCTCCCACGCGGATATGGTTGCAGCCATCATAATCCATTGTAAAAAACTCGGAATCTCCTGGGCTACTAACCAGATATTTGTTTTTGGCGTTTCAAAGATTATCTGGGCTGAGAGTTTTGATCTCAGCGTTCTTTTAAACAAGATAAGCCTTTTCTCCGAGCGCATGAAGAAGCAGGCGACTAAAGATGATTATGTCAAGATGCTCGATGAGATTTACAACCGCAAAAGTCAGACCAAGGTGCCCCTGGCCTTTCAGGCAGAGGAAGCCGCCAGAAAGAGGAATGTTGTGGTTCCTGGTGAAAAAGCAAAATCCAAGGTTTTCTCTGGCCCGCCCCCTGCGCCATGAGAGAATCGTATTGGGGCATAAATGACTAAGAAACCGCTCCTAAAACCTGAGCAAGTGGCAGACCTCTTGCAGTGTAGCGTTGCCACTGTGTATGGTCATGCTGCTGCCTTGGGTGGATTCTACCCAGGTCCGATTAAAATCCTAAGATTCAAAGAGGCCGATATTGTCTCCATCATGGCGGGAAAACAACAAGTGGCGCCACCAGTTCCAATACCTGGGGAAGAGGTACAGCAAGAGCAACTTTCACACCAAAAAGGCCGGCGAACGCTGGGAGGTCCTGAAACTGGCGGAACTGGAGGCGGAAGCGAAGACGCCACCATCGGCGAAGACGCCATCCGCTTCGGCCTCCGAGGTACTGACCCTGGAAACCCTGATGGTGAAGTACCTCCGCCTGGCCGAAAGAGGGCTCGCCGAAACGACCTTGAGTTATCGAAAGAGCGTGTTTCGCCGCTTCCTGGCTCATGTCGGGGATGGCCCGATCTTGACCTTGACCCCTGAGCAGGTGGAGGATTACCTGCTGACCAGCCCCTCGAACCACAATTTCAATAAGCAGCGCACCGAGATCATGCGCCTCTTTTCCTGGGCCCTCCGGCGCCAGATGGTGCCCCACAACCCGGTCTTCCTGGTGGAGAAGTTGTCGGTCGAGCGAAAGAAGAAGGTAATCCCGGTTCCCCAGGACATGGCGAAGATCCTGATGGCAGCCGGCCCCGACCGGCCCCTGCTCCTGGTCCTGTTCCACACCATGGCCCGGATCGACGAGATCCTGCGGCTCAAGTGGGAAGATGTGAACTTCCAGGAGAAGGCCGTGCGCCTCTGGACCCGCAAGCGCCGGGGTGGGAATTGGGAGTTCGATTGGCTACCGATGAACGAGGACCTGGAGGCGGTCCTGTGGGGCCTCTGGCAGAAGAAAGAACAGGACGAATGGGTCTTCTTCAACCAGCGCCAGGGCACCCGCTACCTCTACCGGCCAAAGCTCATGGGGACCATCTGCAAGCGCGCCGGGGTGGATAAATTTGGGTTTCATGTAATAAGACACTTTGTTGCGAGTTATCTTTATGACATTAAAAAGATTTCTTTGCCGGTGATTTCAAAGTTACTTAGGCATAAGAACTTATCGACTACAGAAATTTATCTCAGAGCTATTGATCCGCATTTTCGAGAAGCGATGAAACTTCTCGAAGGTAATTTTATGGAAGGATTGAGCGAGGTAACAAATGAAAGAAATTTGGAAACCGATTCTAAGTTGTCCAGGGTATGAAGCATCAAGTCTTGGCAGAATACGATCTTTTTGGAAATTCGTAGGTCCAGGGCCACGTTTATTAAGCGATCAACCTCAACGGATATTGGCCCGATGGTTAGATAATTGTGGATATTATAGAGTTCAGATTAAAAATGGCAATAAAACTATTCATCGCTTAGTTGCAGAAGCATTTAGGGGGCCATGTCCGCCAGGGCAACAATGCCGGCATTTGGATGGAGTTCGTACAAATGTAGATGAAACTAATTTATGCTGGGGTACTTTTGAAGAACAAGGGATTGATAAAATAAAACATGACAACAATGGCAATAGAATCCGTGGCGAAAAACAATGGAAGGCCAAACTGACTGCCAGTGAGGTCAAAGAAATCAGAGAACTTTATACCCAGGGGGGTTATTCTCAACCCCAACTTGGAAGAATATTTGGCGTTTCTCATACTCAAATCGGTTATGTGGTTCATCATAAAAGCTGGGCGCACATTTAAGCGAGAAGGAAGCCGTGGCTGGAAGTATTAAATCTTGAACTCGATTTACAGATGGGTGCTACCAATTCAGGCGAGTAGGTCTTGGGTAGGTCTGAGCATACTAAAACCGAAACAACCACACGCCCTGGAAAGTCGATGTGCCAACCATGCTTATTTAAGGGGTTTACCGTATTGGTGTTGTGGCCTACGAATCCATGTGTCGGGGGTTCAAATCCCTCCGGGCGCGCCACTTCCAGGAATAGCGAATTTCGGCGAGTAGGTCGGCGAGTAGGTGATGAACTCCAATAAAATAATTAACACTTATCTTGTAAACTTCCTACTCGGGTTCAAGAATTTTGAGGCGGGTTCAAATTATTGGACGGGAGGTGTAATTTGAGAAAACAGTTCTTTTTGAAAGTATATCTGAGTTGGAATCCGCAATATCCAAAAAGAAAAACAGAGGACACAAGTGGGACCTGTGCCTTTTGCGGAGAACGCGCCAATCGAACCGCTTCACTCTACACAGAATATGGAAAATTGCTTTTTGAGGACATCTGTAAAAATTGTGCTGAGAACCTGCCCGCGCCAAAAATAAAGAACCTCAAAGAGTTTTACTCTTTTTTAGCTGTTTATCCTGAAGGGGAATAGGAGGCCGTCCTTCCCACTTGCAGTTGCCCCCGTTGACGATACAGCCTGCCCGGCCCCAGAAGATGCAGAAATTGGTCAGAGCCCACGGGTAGAGGCCAGTGGGCTCAGGTATGTAGTCCGGGCAGAACATGATGACACCCCCTACTTCTTCCCCTTCCCCCCGCTAAAAAGACTCTCCTCATAGTCCATGTGGGCCTTCACCGCGGCCTCATCAATGTCGATGCAGCCGTTGGCGTCGGCCTCATACTTGAGAATCTTCCCGTGGGCGCTCCGGGGGATGACCTTCATCTCTTCCGGAGTGAAGTTAATTCCGTCCGGCCGGTCCCCGAGGGGCAGGTTTAGCACGGCCGCTTTTCCCATCGGGGGAAGGACCGACTTTACCGTCTGGCAGCCGGCGGTAGCGATCATAAAGAGTCCGCAGGCCAGCATCATCAACCGTGTCCACTTCTTTGTCGATCTGTGCCTTTTCATTGCTCACCCGCCTTTTAATGGCCGTTTGCTTGACCATGAATTCATCGAAGGCCTTTTGCTTCTCGGCCTGGACCTTTTGCTCCAGTTTAAGGCTGTCGATCTGAGCCTGCTGGGCCACGATCTTAGCCTGCATGTGGTGGTAGTTAAAGCCATAGTAGCCGCACACGCTCAGGATCACCAGGACGAGTCCGATTTTGATGTAGTCGAAAATTCCCAGGCCGAACATAGCCGTTCCCTCCTTTTACGGTTTTGGCGTTTTTGGTCCTATGCCGTCCCCTGGTAACACAGGTGGGGCGCCACCTGCGAACCTGCTCATCAAGCCTGCTCCCAAGCCACCGGTGGCCGCGGCCAGTAGTCCCAAAAGCAATTTAACCCCGACTTCATCCAGGCCCCTGTGGTGATAAAAAGCGTGGTAGATGAAGGCCGTAATGGCGAGCAGCACTATCGGCGTGGCCAGGATGATACTGATAAAGGCAACGATCACCGTGGGGGAGTGGACCACGCTGTTGTTGCCGCTCACAAACTCCTTCCAGAAGCCTTTCATGCGAAGATGTCCTTGAACTGCGCCGCCCGGGCCAGCACATCGGCGGAATAGTCGCCGCCGGCGGTGCGGCTGTCGATGTCGGCTCCGCTCCGGAGCACCTTGGCGACATTGCCCTCACCGCAGTTGTAAGCGGCAATGGCGGCTTGTTGAGAATCGGCCTCATTAAGGTTGTCGAGGAGCCCCTGGCCGGCCAAGTAGTTATATTTTCCGGAAAGAATCTGGGCGCCCTTTTCGATGTTGGTGGCCGGGTCAGTCCAGTCGTTGGTGGCCAGCCAATCACCGAAGGAGCGGTCGTCGATCTGCATGAGGCCGTGCCCGTGGCCGGCGTCTCCAGTTAAATCCGCATCCAGGATGAGACCGAAGCGGGACTCCCTGGACAGAATCCCGGCGATGATCTCGGGGGGCCATTGATGTTTTTGGGCTGAGGCCAGAATCATGTCCTTCATCTGGCGGCACAGGTCAAATTCTTGGGCTCTGATTGTCATCTCCCTCCCCTCCTGCTCTGTAATTCGGATACTCCAGTTTTAATGTAGCCCACATCAGACTTGATCCCAGCGATGTCAACCGCCATATTGGTCATGCCGGTTGTGACTAAACCATATTTCTGATAAAGATCGGTAAGTTGCCTTTCATTTGCCAACGATCTTTGTTTTTCTTCGCCATGGGCCGGACAGAGTTCAGGACTCATAAGGCAATGCTCGGGGCTTGATGGAATTATTTCAACAGCAGCCCCCCCTATCTTGACAGCCCCATATTTAAGAAGCATCCAGCCCACGAAAAAAAAGAGTATCGCCACCGCTAATCCGGTGGACACCCCGCCAACCAGCATCCCCAGCCAAGAAGCGTCGATGTGTTCGACCGAAACTTTTTGTGGCATGGACTTGAGGGCTGCCTCGCCCGCGAGTTCCGCAATGATAGGTAAAAATAGCATTGTTTCTCCCCCCGATACCTTAGCTTGGGTCAAAACAGGTCAATCCCCCAGGACTTAAACTTCTCCAATCGGCCCAAATGCGATTTCAGGTGGTCGTGCTCCGTGCGGTGCTGCAAATCCCCGGAGATGCCGGCCATCTTAATTTCTGCCACGCGCTTGTGGCAAGCCTTGATAGCCTCTTCGGCTGTCGCTCCACGGTCCAGGATCACCCCCAGGTAGCCGTCTGCCCCGGCGCACCGCAGCTTCCCCTTGCTGTCCTTATAGACATCGACCCACCAGGCGCCCTTGGTGTCGATGGGGCTGTTGATCAGGTTATCCTTGATCATCGGGGCATAAAGAGCCAGTTTATCCCTCACATGGGGGAAGGGGTGCAGGGTGAGAACCTGGGAGGCCACGAAAGAACGCTCAGGCTCCGCCTTGAACTTATTCAGGAAGAAGGTGCTGAGTTTGCCCTTCTTAATCAGACTCAGGAACAGGAAGAGGGCTGAATAGCCGAAGCGGAAGGTCCACTCAAGGAACCAGACCCGCCCGCCCTTGGTGATGATGCTGTTGGCGTCCACGGGCCCCGTGTAGCCCTTCAGCCAGGGAATCTTCACTATCAGGTTATGGACGATCCCGCTGGCGTCCTTGCAGAGGAAGACGCTGTTGGAGGCGCTGCCGACGGCGGGCCCCGTGTCCCCGTCACCCAGCTTTTTATCTTCCAGGGTGCGGTTGGGGTGCATGACCACCCCGTCCACCACCCAAATCTCGCTGGAGACCTCCTCGCCGACGATCTTCTCCTGCAGGATGAACTTTACGCTGTCACCCAGCCTGGCCGGGTAGGTGGTGGTCAGGAGGTCCAGGAGTTCGCCCTTGAAGTCCTCCACCTTCGTCAGGTCCAGGTCGGCGTTCCCGTGGGGCTTGAAGACCCACAGCTTATCCTTGCCGGATCCGTGCAGGAACTTGGCGCCGGCCTTCAGACTGGTGAATTCGTGGTACTCGGGGATGTCGAAGCCGCAGAGCCGGGCCAGCTTAATCCCCTCTTCCCGGTCCAATTCGACCTTCTCCGGCAGGGCACCGCCACCGATGACCTCTTTGTTCCACGGAGGCTTTCGTAATTTATCCCCCAGGGTTCCGAACAGGCCGGGGACATTGTGGCTGATCCCAAATTTATCCAGGAAGTCAAAGGCCCGGGGGCTCTTGTCGTTGGGGAGCACGATGTCGATAGCGACATGGCTGGCCCGCTTCACCGCTTCCAGGAGCCCGTCGTCGCCCACCCGCGGCATTAGGCCGGAGTAGGTTTTGCGATAGACCGGATCATAAATATAGAAATCGACCGGGACGCCCTCCTTCCGGAGTTCCCAGGCGACCGGGATGGCACCGGCTTTTTGCGAGATGAAAAGCAGACTTTTTTCGGGAACGGTTCCCAAAGTGTTATACCCCCACGATCTTCGCATTCACCTCGCCGCTGACGATGGTGGGTTTGCATTTAACCCACGCCAACGGCGTTTTGATCGAGGCGATGACGCTGCCATTGGCCCCAGAGGGATTGGTAGTGAGGTTGGTGACGATCTTCGAGGAGATCAAATCCACGCCGTCATAGCTATTGAGCGGGGGATCGCCTTCTTTCGCACCGTCTATAATGCTGCCGTAAATCCCCACCGAGGCGTTGGCATTTGCGGAGAAGTCGATGTGGATACCCAACTTGTCCCAGCCTTTTACCCTGACCCATTCGCCATTGGAGTTTGCCGTGGCTTTATCCAGCAGGACTCCCTCCATGTTTTCGGTTGGATCTCTGAAGTTCTTGGACCCGGCTCCCATGTCATTCTCCTTTGTCTTTTTGACTTAATTATGCTATAAATAAAAACAAGCCGCACCCCTGTTGTCGCAGGAATACGGCTCTGACCAAAACGCAAACCTTTGCAGGAGGTCCACGCTATGGCTGAATCTCAGGTTATCACAGCCCAGGAAATTTTCAAACCAATCCCAGGTTACTCCTTTTATGAAGTCAGTAATCTTGGTCATGTAAGGTCGTGGCGCAATAATCGCCATGGCCGAAGCAGATTCCCGCGAACCTTGCAGCCAGGTCGAACTGCTGATGGTGTTTGGACAGTCTGCATTTCTGATGATGACAAAAAAAGGAAAAGTTGGTCGGTTGGTTATTTGGTGCTTTTGACTTTCGTGGGTCCCTACCCAGAAGGACCGGTATTCCTGGACATGGGGCGGCATGATCCGGGTCATGTGAATCTGCCGGGGCATATCATCCAGGAACTTATAGATCCCCAACAGATCAGATAGGGCCTCCCGGTCGCAGCCGAACCCGTCCAAAAGGAGATGCTGCCCGAACGGCGGCGTAATTTGCTTCTGAGTCGGCATCCATAAACCCTCCCCATTGGTTAAAAGCTAACGCTTACTTCATCGCCCGATACTCTTCCTCGGTAATCCCATGAGGCGATAACAGGGCAAGGAGGCCGTTTTCATTGTCAGATACCAGAAACTCCTTCTCGCTCCCGGTCATTTCCCCTGGGTTGGTCACTCCGGCTCCCAATAAGGTTTCGTCTGCGACAATGGCCCAAAACAGCGGCACGGTAATGGCTCGGACTTCTCCCATGATGTTGATCTCCTTTTAGTTAGTCGTCACCGTCAGCCATTTCTTGGTCGGGTTGACATTGCAACTATCGTGCGTCAGTTCGTAGGCCCATTCCTTCCCCGCAACCGGCGGGCAGTGGGCTTGATAGGTGCCGGATGGGGCCGCATTGTTGCCAGCCACATTGATTGTACCGTTTGCTACCGTCCGGGTGGCAAAAGAGGCATACAACCCCTGAAGGACGGCATCTACCTGGGCTTGAGTAAGGCTGTTGCCTTGGATAGAGAGATTTGTCGTAGTAGTCCAAGCCGAAAAATCAGCAGCAGCCACGGTTAACGGAAGCATGCCGGCAGGTAGACTATAGCAATACCAGTACGTCGGTCTCCAGGCAGACATATCAGCGCTGTTGATGACACCGGTGAAACCGGCAGGCAGATTTAAGCAATACCAGTACGTCGGTCTCCAGGCAGACATATCAGCGCTGTTGAGGACACCGGTGAAACCGGCAGGCAGATTTAAGCAATACCAGTACGTCGGTCTCCAGGCAGACATATCAGCGCTGTTGATGACACCGGTGAAACCGGCAGGCAAATTATAGCAAAGCCAGTACGTCGGTCTCCAGGCAGACATATCAGCGCTGTTGATGACACCGGTGAAACCGGCAGGTAGACCATAGCATTCCCAGTACGTCGGCCTCCAGGCAGACATATCAGCGCTGTTGAGGACACCG